GCGGCGAACGCTGGCAACTACGGCGCGGCGAACGCTGGCGACTGCGGCGCGGCGATATCCAGAGGTGAAGCAATCGTGGGTGAGTATGGCGTTGCCGTCGCACGCGGCGATGAAAAATGCAAAAATCGTGTAAAGGGAAAGATTGGCTCAATCCTCGTCATTGCGCTTGAAAATGATGAAGATTTTGAAATCAAAGATTTTGCCGTCGGAATTGTAGACGGCGAAAAGATCAAGGCCGACACGTGGTACATGGTCAAAAACGGACAGCTTGTAGAAGCCGGGGAGGAATGAGCGAAGCCTCGTCTCGTAAAAGTCAAACTCTGCTACGGCAAAGCACTGCGCAGCTAAGCAGAGGTAAAGCCCCGCGTTGCTCGGGCATTGCATTGCCTAACAATGCGTAGTAAAGGCATGGCGATGACACGTTCTGCGACGGCAACGCAGAGTTTAGCTCAGCAAGGGCATTGCAGAGCATAGCCATGCAAGGGCATTGCAGAGCATAGCCATGCAAGAGCGCTTCACTGCATAGCTCGGCAAGGGCATGGTCTAGCACATCTTTGTATTGCAAGGGCAACGCAGAGCTTAGCTCCGCAAGGGCAAAGTGCTTCTACGCAAGGTAAGGGCATGGCGCTGCGGTGCATCGCGGAGCGATGGCAAAGCAATCGAAAAAAAGTAGAAAGGACGAAATCAATGATCGGAATGGAAAAGCGGACGTATCGTCTGCACGGCATGACGCGCATCCTTGGTGCGCAGGCGGCGAACCCGAAGGTACACAGTGAGTTCATCGCGGCGAAGGCCGCAAAGCTGGCAAAGGGCGAGGAACAGACGGCTATGCTGCCGGAGGAAAACCTTGAAACCAAGGGCTTGACGGTCTTCCTGCGGGACGACGGTGTGCTGTGTCTGGCGGATTACGTCGTCAAGGGCTTCCTCAAGGAGGCGCTTGGCGTGCTCAAGAGCCAAGTAAAGATCGGCAGTCCGGCCTCGAAGGTAGACAACTTAATTCTGGTTGAGCCGGACTACATCCACTTCACGCGCGGCGGCAAGCCGGTAACGGAGGCGGACGAAATCTTTGAAAGACCGCTGCGGGCAATGACCATGCAGGGCCCGCGCGTCAGCGTATCGGCAAGCGAGATCATCCGCCCGGACTGGGAGATCGAGTTCACGCTGACGCTGATTGACAACGAGCGGACGGCAAAAAGCGCCGCGCTGACGTTTGATGTCATTGAAGATGCGCTGAACTATGGTTCGTTCAAGGGGCTCGGTCAGTGGCGAAACGGGCAGAACGGCCGATTCACGTGGGAGCGTGCGGAATGAAAAGCGCCGCTCCGCGCTGCAACGCGAAACGGCCAGAGAGACAAAACAAAAATGACGTGGTCATTGTACCACAGAAAGGGTGGAAAAGCAACCATGAAAGCCTATAAGGGGTTCCACAAGGACATGATCTGTACTCCGGGAAATGGAACGACGTTTCAGTACAAAGAGGGCGAGACCTACGAAGAACCGAAAGCCGATCTCTGCGAAGGCGGTTTCCACGCCTGCCTTGACCCGCTGGATTGCCTGAGCTATTACACGCTTTACGACAGCGTGTATCACGAAGTCGAGCTTGAGGGTGTGAGCGATCAGGTGGACGAGTGCGGGACGAAGGTTTGCGGTACGAAGATCAAAATCGGCAAGAGAATGGATGTCGGTGAAATGATCGAGGCGTCCGTGAATTTTGCAAAGGAGCACCGCGACGAGAAGGTCGGCGAGGTCAAGTATATCCTCAACGAAAAGCCGCACAATCAGGTCGCCAGCGGAGCCACGAACACCCGAATCGTCAGCGACGGCAAATTCGCTAACCTTGCCAGCAGCGGCTATTTCGGCCGGATCGTCAACAGCGGCGAATTTGCCAGCCTTGCTACCAGCGCGTGTTCCGGTCAGATCGCTAACAACGGCGATTTTGTTAAGATGGCTAGTAGCGGCCAGGATAGCCATATTACTAACAGCGGTGACTTTGCCCATATCGTCAGTTGTAGTGACTTTGCAGAAATCGTCACCAGCGGCAAAAACTGCGTGGTGATGGCCTCCGGGATTTTTGCGAGGGTAAAAGCAGCGCTGGGTACGTGGATCACGCTTGTCGAGTGGGCACATGTCGACATGATTGTGAAGCCCGTCGCAATCGTGACGGCGAAGGTTGACGGTAAAACGGTCAAGGCCGATACGTGGTATGTGGCTAAAAACGGAAAGCTGAAAGAAGTACCGTATGAGGAACAGAAAAAACCGAAGGAGGATTAAGCCATGCGTAGTCTCAAGCGCAGCATCGCTCGTGCGGCGATGAAGGCGGCGGGTATCACCCGCATGAACAAGCGACAGGTCAGTATTGACCCGCGAACGGGGCATCCCGTTAAACTGCCCAGCTTCTTCGCGCAGAACTGGCGTAAATACGCCTCCCTCTGAGCTTAGAACGGCGGCTGGCGGGATAGGGCGGGTATTCCGCCCAAGTGGGACGAGGAGCCGCCATCACGAAGAATAAGGTCGCCTGCCTGCTACCAGCCCGCCAGTCGCTCCTTTAAGGAGGAATTACAGTGGAAAGTCGCATGGAAGACCTACGGTGTCTGTACGGGGAAACCGTTACCGTAGCGGATGCTGCAAGAATCATCGGCATGAGCCGAAATTCGATGTATGCACTGCTCAGACGCGGGAAGATATCAAGAGCCTGCGGCGGTAAGCGCATTGACGTTCGCAGCGTTGCCCGGTATATCGACGAACCGGCAGTCACAAACCATCGGGTTCGCGTGGAGAAAGGATCGGTGAAACGAGTATGAAAGCACTTGCGATTCTCGGGGTGCTCGTGAGCCTGTACACGGCGGCACTCTGCCTGCCTAGCGAAATGCTTGAGCTGGCGAAGTTCGCCGCAGGCGTTGCGCTGATGATCGGTGTGCCGTCTGTCGTGGATGGATTGCTGGATGAGCAGCAGGGATAAGCGGCCGGGTGAGCTGGTGTGTACGGCAAATGCGAAAGGACGCATTTTGTATATGAGCCAAGCGTACAGAATATGGTTTAAGAAAAAGGAGAAGAGATATGATTCGTTTGAGCATCGAAGCGGAAACGCTGGATCTGTTTTTAAGGGACGCGGTTGAACTCAGCGCCTGTCTGAATGAAGCCTTTGCCCGAATGCCTGTTACGAAGACCCCGAAAAAACCTGAAAGCCCGCAGGAAGCGCCTGTCGCACCGACTGTGGCCGCACCTAAAGCGCCTGACGCACCCAAAGCGCCTGACGCACCCAAAGCGCCTGACGCACCTAAAGCGCCTGACATGCCGACCGCCGCCCCAGCACCGAAGACCGAAACGGGGTATAAGCCAGACGAGGTTCGCGCGGCGCTCCTGAAAATCGTTAAAACGCCGTCGCTGGGCAAGGCGAAGATGCTTGAGATCGTCCGGGATTTCGGCGTGAACAAGTTCCAGGATATTTCCGAAGACCAATACCCGGAGGTCATGCGCCGGGTAAACGAGATGCTGGAGGGCGCAAATGCCGCCTAAGAAACATTCAAACCTTGGCCCCTCAAGCGCGCATCGCTGGCTGTTGTGTACGCCTTCGGTCATGCGCGAGGCTGACCTTCCCGACGAAACTTCCGTCAATGCCGAAGAGGGAACCTTGGCGCATGCGCTTGTCGAGGTTAAGCTGAATCGGATCATCGCCGGAAAGCGTAGAGGAATGGCTACCGCCGCTCAGAAGAAAGACCCGCTTTATAACAAGGCGATGGAAGATCACACAGATAGCTACTGTGACACGGTGGAAGAGCTGTTGGCAACCGCGCGGCGCGCTTGCCCGGACGCGATGCTTGCGTCTGAAATGAGCGTCAGTTATGACCGCTGGGTTCCTGGCGGGCACGGCACAACGGACACCGTGATTATCGCAGACGGTGAATGTTATGTGATCGACTTTAAGTATGGCCGACACGTAGTTGAAGCGCTAGACAACCCGCAACTCAGACTGTACGCGCTCGGTGTGTATGAGGCGTTCAGCGCGCTGTACACGTTTAAGAATCTGCACCTGTACATCATCCAGCCGAGAGCGGACGGCATCACGAGCGAGGATTTGACCGTAGACACGCTTTTGCGCTGGGCTGAGGAATATGTCAAGCCTCGCGCTGAGATGGCGTTAAAGGGCGCTGGCGAGGCCGTACCGGGCGAAAAACAGTGCCGATATTGCAAGGCGCGCTTTCAGTGCCCGGAACGGATGCGGTATGCGACGGAGCTGATGCAGTACGAGTTCAAGGAACCCGAATTGCTGACCGATGCGCAGCTTGCGGACATCTACCCGAAAGCGGAGCGCCTGACAAACTGGGTTAATGACGTGAAAGACTTTATGACGCGCAGAGCGATCAGCGGGTATGAATACCCCGGTATGAAGCTGGTGCGCGGACGGTCGATTCGGAAGATCGCGGACGAAACAAAGGCAGAAGCGCTGCTGGAAGAGGATTATGGTACTTCGATCTATAGACTGAAAAGCCTGACTGATCTTGAAGACATCGTGGGCAAGAAACAGCTCGCGGAACGGCTGGGCGATCTGATCGTCAAGCCGGAAGGAAAGCTCACGCTGGTTATGGCCGATGATAAGCGGCAAGCCGTAAGCGTAGCAGAAACAATGTTCAACGACTAAGGAGGAAAACTATCATGGCTACCAAGTTCAACACCGGCAAAGTTCGGTTCTCGTACCCCAATGTTTTTAAGCCGCGCGCTTCCGCAGAAGGCGCGGAGCCTAAGTATTCGATGACCGCGCTTCTCCCGAAGAGCGACAAAGCGACGCTCGACAAGCTGTCTGCGGCCTGCAAGGAAATCTACGAAGAGAACAAGGGCAAGGGTCAGGCGTTCTACAATCTGGACTATGACGAGGTGCAGAAGCCGTTCCATGACGGCGACGGGCGCAAGCCAAAGGGCGGCGCTTATGGCGACGAGTGCAAGGGTTGCTTTGTGCTGAATATGTCCAGCAAGAACAAGCCGATTGTCGTGGACGGTCAGCGAAACCCCGTAACCGACGAGCTGTCCGTTTATCCGGGCTGCTATGGCCGTGTAAACGTCGGCCTGTATGCCTATAACGTCTCCGGCAATAAGGGCATTGCCTGCGGGCTTAACGGTGTTCAGACCTTTGGCTATGGTCAGGCGATTGGCGGTGGCTGCTCGGCAGGTGACTTTGATGACGGTTTCTCCGATGATGCGGCAGACGAAGAGTTTGAACTGTAATTGAGCATAAGCGGGACTGCACATCCCGCCGCTCTATGCCTGAGAAAGAGTGAATGAAATGACCCGTTGTCTCTCAATCGACCTTGAAACCTATAGCGAGGTCGATATCGGCAAATGCGGTGTTGACAGATACGCGGAGGACACCTCTTTTGAGAACCTGTTGATCGGGTATGCGTTTGACGATGACCCTGTGGAAGTCATTGACCTGACAGACCCGGTAACGGATATCGCTCAGGTTAAGCGGCAGTTCACGGAATGGCTGCTTGACGCGACGATCAAAAAGACGGCGTGGAATGCCGCTTTTGAGATGACCTGTTTTACACACTGGCTAGGTCAAGAGATGATCCCGGAACAGTGGTCGGACACGATGATTACGGCGGCGACTTGCGGGCTGCCGATGTCGTTGGGCGGCGCAGGAAAAGCGCTGGACTTACCGCAGGACGTACAAAAGGACAGGCGCGGTAAAGAGCTTATTCGGTACTTCTGCGTACCGTGTAAGCCTACACAGTCTAATGGCGGCAGAACGCGGAACATGCCGAGCGATGCGCCAGATAAATGGGCTACGTTTATCGAGTACAACCGGCAGGACGTTGTGACAGAGCGCGCAATCCGCAAAAGGCTTGAAGCCTATGAGCCGGATGCCGACGAGCATGAGGCGTGGTGTCTGGACTACCGAATCAACCGACGCGGCGTGCTCTGTGACAGACCGCTGGCCGAGGCGTCGATCTCGATTGCCGAGGAACATTCAAAGCTTCTAACGGCCAAAATGAAAGCGCTGACGGGGCTTGCGAACCCGAACAGCATGGCGCAGTTAAAGTCATGGTTCGGCGTGATCGGCTCTCTTGACAAAGATGTTGTCAAAGAGATGCTGTCAACCGAAACGGGTGACAGGCTGGAAGTGCTGAAAATCCGTAAAGAGCTTGGCAAAAGCTCGGTAGCTAAGTATGACGCGATGGAGCGCTACATGTGCAGGGATAACCGCTGCCGGGGGCTGTTTCAATTTTACGGCGCAGGACGCACGGGACGCTTTGCTGGGCGTGGCGTACAGCTACAGAACCTTACGAAGAACCACTTTGAAGACCTTGACACGGCACGAAACGCGGTGTTGACGGGTGATAGAGACGTGGTAGAAGCCATGTATGGCGATGTAACGGACACGCTGTCTCAGCTCGTCAGGACGGCGTTTATTGCCAAACCTGGGCACGTATTCGCTGTTGCGGACTTCTCCGCAATCGAGGCGCGAGTGTCCGCATGGTTGGCCGGTGAAGACTGGGTGGTTGAGTCCTTCAAACAGGGCAAGGATATTTACTGTGAGACGGCGAGCCAGATGTTTGGTGTACCCGTGGGAAAGCATGGCCCGAACGCCGAGCTGAGACAGAAGGGTAAAATCGCTGTTCTCGCGCTCGGCTATGGCGGCACCGAAGGGGCAATGTTGAAAATGGGTGCTTTGAAGATGGGCTTGAAGGAAGATGAACTTCCGCAAATCGTGAAATCGTGGCGTGAAGCTAATCCGCATATCGTGAACTACTGGTATAAGCTTGAAGAAGTTGTCCGGGATTCAGTAGTCAATCGGGAACAAGGCTTTCTGTCATATGGGCTAGAGGTGTTCAGAACTGGGCGGCTACTGCATATTCGGCTACCGTCCGGGCGGTATATCCGTTATTACAAGCCGTGCATGACGACGAACCGTTTTGGTAAGGAATCGGTCGGCTACAGTTCCTTTGATAAGCACACCGAGCAACTTACGGAAACGTGGGGTGGCAAGCTGTTTGAGAATGTAGTTCAGGCCGTGGCTAGAGACTGTCTCATCGTTTCAATGCTGCGTGTGGCGGAGAAATACCCGGATATCGTGATGCACATACACGATGAAATGGTCGTAGAAGTTCCCGAGAACGAGGCTGAGGAAGCCTTGCAATATATGTATGCCTGCATGTCGGAACCGATTGAATGGGCACCGGGGCTACCGCTCAAGGGCGCAGGCTACATTACGCCATATTACATGAAGGACTAAAAAGAGGGGGCAACCGGATTGGAAGTTTACCTGAACAGCATTACGGGCATGGATGACGCGATGACAGCGCTACTGATGAGTAAGCGCCATTGGGATTCCGGGCGGCAGATGCACAATACATTCCTCGTTCAGCGGTACACCAATGGCCGAGGCAAGCGCGTATCCATCAAAGACCCGGAGCACTGCTTGTCTTCCATCGTGCAATTTGATGAGGAAATGGAAAGAGTGCTGCGAATCGGCAAAAAGCACATCACACTGCTGAAGTTTATCGACATCAGCGTAACCGTTGACGGCCTGCATCGCGCGGGGCAGGATGACTGGGACAGCCACGCAAAGCGGTTTGACAATCGTATCATCCGCGAGAGTACGCGCCTTGCAGATTTCGACGAAAGCGAAATGAGCGACTACTACAAAGGGAAAATCCTGACCACCGAACAGGTATTCAGGATGCTCGGGCTTGAGATTCCGCAAAAAGCGAGTTTCGACGGTGCTGATTATGTACGCTCGCCGGGTGGTTATGTGCGGGAAGATATGGCCGGGAATCGGGATGTAAAGCGCGGACTGTATCGGGAATGCATTCCCTCAAGGTTCATTTTTAAGTGCAATCTTGCGGAGTTTGCGCATGTTTACAAAATGCGCAGAGACGGGAGCGGCGCGAACCCCGAAGTGGTTGAGCTGTGTGAAACGATTGCCGATCTGCTTGAAGAATACCAGCCGCAAATCACGCGCCAGTTTTTGCTTGAAGTTGAGAACTGATATGGAGGCGTTAATGATGAAGATTAGCGAGCTTAAACGCTGCCCCTTCTGCGGGGGCAAGGCCGTTGTCGGATCGACTGCCGCCGGCCTTAAATACATCACATGCGGCGAAATCTTTTGCAAAGCCCGGCCATGTACGGTTCACTGTAAGCTCTTACAGAGCGCTGCGGAAATCTGGAACACTCGGTGGCCGTCGGAGGAATCGGACAATGCCAAAGACTGAGCTGGAAAGTAAGACGGAAGCCTACCTTCGAACTGAAGTCCAGAAACGCGGAGGACTGTACTACAAATTCACGTCCCCGGGAAATGTCGGTGTACCCGACAGAATCATCGTGCATGACGGCAAAACAATCTTTGTCGAGCTGAAACAGGAGCACGGAACGCTGAGTAAACCTCAAGAGATCCAGATCGCGCGCTTGAAAAAAGCGGGCGCAACGGTTCGCGTCGCTTACGGGCGAGAAGGAGCGCGAAGGGTACTCAATGAGGTATTTGCTACGTATGTCGAAAGAAGCCGAAGCAATAAAGAGGGCTTTGGCATCGAAGAATGGACAGAAGAAAAAAGGAACTGGGGGGATCGTGGATGACACGCGAGGACAAGATTAAGGCGCTTAATGCGTATTGCGAAACGCAAAACAGGTGTGCCGCATGCCCTCTCGACAACCTTTGCTATGGCTTGTCCCTGGGAGAAGTCTTTGTATCGGCATCAGATGAAGACGTAAACCGCGCCTATGACCTGATTTCAAAAGATGAGCCGGAAAGAAGCGCTGTTGACCATCCGAAACACTATAACGTGGGTGGTATCGAGGTCATTGACGCTATCGAGGCGTGGAAACTGGGCTTTAATCTCGGTAACGTGGTAAAGTACGTCGCGAGGGCAGACTATAAAAGTAAGCCGCTGGAAGACCTCAAGAAGGCCAAGTGGTATTTGGAACGCGAGATTGAACGGCGGTCGAAGAGGTGACAAAACTTGCGGTATAAGCCCCACGATTATCAGCAATTCTGCATCGAGGCGATCAAGCAAACGCCGCAGATAGCGCTTTTTCTGGAAATGGGCTTGGGCAAAACTTCCGTCACATTGACTGCGATCTCGGATATGATCGGTTTTGATATATCAAAGGTGCTGGTGATTGCCCCATTAAGGGTGGCACAAACGGTATGGGATGCGGAAGCGGAGAAATGGGACCACACTCAATTCCTCCGATTCTCCAAAATCCTCGGCACGGCTAAGCAGCGCAGGGATGCGCTGCAGGCCGATGCGGACGTATACGTTATCAACCGAGAAAACATACCTTGGCTAGTGACAGAGTGCGGGAAGCGGTGGCCCTTTGATATGGTCGTGATCGACGAGTTATCCAGCTTCAAAAGCCGGTCCGCAGAACGTTTTAAGGCGCTGAAAAAAGTTCGGCCTTGCATTGAGCGCATTGTAGGCTTAACGGGAACGCCGGCGCCTAATGGTCTGCTTGACCTGTGGCCGCAGATGTACCTGATGGATCAGGGGAATGCCTTGGGCAAGACCTTATCTGTCTACCGCGACACGTATTTTAAGCCTGGAAAGCGTAACGGGAACGTGATTTTTGAATGGAAACTGCTTCCCGGAGCGGAAGACGCGATTTATAAGCGGCTTGCCGGTCTGGTTGTCAGCATGAAAACCAGAGACTACCTAAAAATGCCGGAACGAATCGACAACGTGATTAGCGTAGAGCTTCCGCCGGATGCAAAAAACGCATATCGGCAAATGGAACGTGAAATGGTACTGCCGCTCAAGGACACTGAGATTACGGCATTTAACGCGGCATCCGTGTGTAACAAGCTCTTACAGCTTTCTGGCGGCTCTGTGTACGACGAGAACGGCGTTTACCATGAAATCCACCGCGAGAAATTGGACGCGCTGCACGACGTTATAGAGGCCGCTAACGGCAACCCTGTATTGTGCTATTACGGTTTCAGGCATGAAGCCGCGCGAATCATGCAAGAGTTCCCGCAAGCCCGGATGATAGGCAAAGGCGAAAATGACGTGAGAGACTGGAACGCCGGAAAGATACCGCTGCTCCTGTGTCACCCGGACAGCGCCGGCCACGGCCTGAACCTTCAAACGGGCGGGCACATCCTTGTCTGGTACGGTTTAACGTGGTCGCTGGAAAAATACCAGCAAGCCAATGCCAGATTGCACCGACAGGGTCAAAAAAACGCGGTAGTCATTCACCACATCGTGGCCAAAGGCACGGTAGACGAGCGTGTTATGCGGATTTTAGCTCAGAAGGACTTGCGACAAGATGCGCTGATGGAAGCGGTAAAAGCCATACTTAGGGAGGATAGCAATGAGGGATGACAGGCGACACATCATTTTACGCATTGATGACGGAATCCCCGATCACTTAGCGCTCTACTATGCGCTTCGGATGGTCTGCTTGGGGAAAAAGTACGGGCAGGAAAAGAACATGTACAGTCGCGTGACCAAGTGGGAAGGTCAGAACATCGCAGTACACACGCAGACTTCCCGGAACAAGGGTTCGCTGCGCATTGTTGTTAAGCTACTACAGAGACCCGCAAGGGCTAAGAAGGTAAAACCGAATGAGACCGACGAACAGCAGGAAGATTAAACCTGAGTTTATCATCGCTGCGAAACGACGGCGCAGCGAAAAACCGCTGCTGTTCGCCGTTCACGGCGATAACGCCTTTGACGCTATGGACAGGTTCAAGCGCATCTATACAACGACTTACCCGTTCATGGAGTGCCAGGGCATGCGAGAACCGAAGGGAGCCGGGAAATGCAAACGCTGACGATTAGTGAAGGGTTGAGCAAAAACGCTACGTCATGGAGACCCGTACATCTGACATGGCATGAGCTTTGCGAGCGGCTGTCCCATACGCGCATGACAAACGAGACCGAGGCCGAGTACGCGGTCATGGATCGCGAATCAAGAGGCCGTATTAAAGACGTTGGCGGATTTGTCGGCGGCGAGTTCAAAGACGGAATCCGTCGAGGGTCGAATCTTTTGTCCCGTCAGATTCTCTCTTTGGATATCGACTATGGCAAGCCCGACACATGGGACGTTGTAGACGGGTTGTGTGACCTTTACGACTGGACGTGCCTGATGCACACCACGCACAGCCATACACGGGAGAAGCCGCGTTACAGGCTGTATATGCCGCTGTCACGCGACGTGGACAAAATCGAGTACGAGGCCGTAGGTCGAATGGTCGCATCGCTGATCGACATTGAGCTGTTCGACGACACGACGTATCAGGCATCGCGCCTGATGTTCTGGCCGAGCACTTGCCGGGACGGTGAGTTCGTCGTCAAACAGCGTGACGGGGATTTCGTTGATGTCGATGAAGTGCTGGGCATGTATGCCGATTATAAAAATCGGGCTTCATGGCCTATATCTTCGCGCACGACGCGCACACAAGCACACGAGATCAAGGACAAGCAGCAAGACCCGCGCAGTAAGAATGGCATTGTTGGCGCGTTCTGCTCGGTCTACGACGTGCATCAGGCGATTTCAAAGTTCTTGGGAAAAGTGTATTCGCCTTGTGAGGGCATGCCGAACCGATATACGTTCATCGGCGCGTCTACCACGGCGGGATTGGTAGTCTATGATGACGGGCTATTTGCGTATTCTCACCATGAGAGCGATCCTTGTCACGGGCGAACGTGCAATGCCTTTGACCTTGTACGCCTCCACCTTTACCCGGACAGCGATGAGGGCCGGTCATTTGAAAAAATGAAAAGTTTAATCTCGTCTGACAGCGAAGTGCGGCACAAGCTGGAAGACATGATCCAGATCAACGCCAGCCGCGATTTCGCTGACGGCGGGGATGCTGACATTCTTCGACGCGACGACCGCGATTACACGGAATCCGGCAATGCTATTAGGCTAAAGGATTCAAACTTTAACGTCATGCGCTATAGTGGCGCGCTGGACTGGTGCGTATGGGATGGCGCTGTTTGGCAACAGTACGCCAAGACAGACGCGATCATGCTGGTCATGTGCCTGAACGACCGCATGAAGGACGAGGCCGACCGCAAATTTCAGCTCGCGCCTAAGCCTGAAAAAGGCTGTAAGCGCGACGATTGGCCAGAGGATTACAAGGACGCTGTGGCGGCGGTCAAGTGGGCTACTGCAAGCCGATCTTATAACGTCATGGCACATACGCTTCAAGCCGCTCAGTCTTTGATGAGTGTGCGTGACGCGGATGAATTTGACAACGATCCGTGGCTGCTGAATACGCCTGACAGCGTTATAGACCTCCGTACAGGCGAGGAAAAGCCGCACAGGGCTGAATATATGTGCACGATGATGACGCGGCTATCGCCCGATTTCACGGCTCAAAGGCCGCTATGGGACAAGTTCATGCGTCAAGTGACCGGTGATGACGCAGATTTTGCCGAATACATTCAGACGGTAGCCGGGATGGCGCTGGTAGGCAAGGTGTACGAGGAGGGCTTGCTGCTGGTGTACGGCAATGGCGGAAACGGTAAGTCTACGTTATTCTCCGTTTGGCATACGCTCTTAGGCGGCTATGCGGCAACGGTTCGAAATGAGGTGCTGACGGGCAGCCGGAACGGAAGCGAGGTTGCCGGTCAGAACCTACTCCGTGGCAAGCGCCTTGTGCTGACAAGTGAGCTTGAAGCGAACCAAGCCATGCAGTCATCTATGCTCAAGCGGCTAACCTCTCAAGACCCGATCAGCGCAAACGTTAAATTCCACGAGCCTATTACGTTTACGCCGAGCCATACGCTAATCCTGCACACAAACCATCTGCCACGCCTTAAAAGCGTTGATGGCGGTACCGCACGGCGTATCGCGGTAGCCCCGTTTAACATGAGCTTGAAGCCCGAAGAAAAGATCATGGACTTCGCGGGCGTACTGGTGGAAAAAGAAGGCCCCGCCATCCTCGCATGGATGATCGAGGGCGCGATGAAGTTTTACGCGCAGCACATGAAGCTCAAAAAACCGAAGGTCGTATTGGAAGCGACAAAGGAGTATTTGGACAACGAAGACGTGATCACGCGATTTGTAAACGAGTGCTGTTCGCTGGATAACGCTGATGCACGAACGCCGACCGGGCTTGTTTTCCAGACGTTTACGCGCTGGATGCAGGAATCCGGCATGAAGTGGTATGGCGGTGACCGGGAATTTAAGAAGAAAATGCAGGAGAAGGGCTTTGAATATTGTCGGGAAAAGAAGGGCGTTATGCTCAAGGGCGTAGAGGTTATTGACCCGACGTTTGAAAGCGAAAACTTGTAATTTTGAGGATTAAACATGAATAGCTGTTTATTTTCAAGCGCAACCGTCGAGTGGGCAACGCCGCAGGCTCTTTTTGACGAGCTGGACGCGGAATTCCATTTCAACCTTGACCCGTGCTGCACACACGAGAACGCGAAAGCGTCCGCGCCTTTTCCGTCGATGGTGGTTATTTTTAGAGGAGGAACGAAATGAACGATTTGAACGAATTGCGCGATGAAATCTACGATGATGCGGTGAAACATGGGTTGTGGGAGTTTAGAGAGAATTGTGCTTGGCTTGACGAACTGGACGAGATGACGGAAGAAGACAAGAAGGATTATTGCGTCGATGTAATTGCAGGAGAGGTAGACGAGTTAAGGCAAGCAGTGAACGAAAAAGAAGAACATTACACCGAGGAACTGGCGGACGTTATCATCACGGCACTGTCTGCCGCCGGGTATCTGGGCATCGACATTGATAAGGCGGTGCGGGCGAAGATGGAGATTAACCGAGGGCGTGAATGGAGGCATGGGAAATGACAGCAAAAGAAAGAATACGCATGATTGCGCTGGAAGTGCAAGAGTTGTCTGAAGCCGTTGAACACTATAAACCGGGATGGGGATGCTATGGGCGAAAAACCCACTCCAAGGAGGCTATCAAGCGCGGCGTGAAACAGGTTAGAGCGCATCTTCTAGAGTTGGTGGATGATTTGGACGCGATGGAGGATAACTAAATGACGCTGGGCAGCCTGTTTGACGGCTCTGGCACTTGCCTGCTGGCGGCAACGATGTGCGGCATTACGCCTGTTTGGGCAAGCGAGATCGAGCCATACCCCATCCGCGTAACGCAGAAAAACTTCCCTGAAATGAAACATCTCGGTGACATCACGAAGATCAACGGCGCGGAAATCGAGCCGGTGGATATTATCAGCTTCGGAAGTCCGTGTCAGGATTTGAGCGAAGCCGGGGCGCAGAAGGGGCTTGTGGAGGGCAAGCGAAGCGTCTTATTCTTTGATGCAATTCGTATTGTAAAAGAAATGAGGAATGCTACACATGGAAAATACCCGCGCTATGTCATCTGGGAAAACGTTCCGGGAGCGTTTTCTTCCAATAAGGGACGAGACTTCCTCACCGTCCTGCGGACGTTTGTCGAAGCCGCAGGCGGGCGAGATGCTGATGTGCCTGAACCTGAGCGAAAAGGCAGAACAGACAGACTTGCTTGGCGAAATGCCGGCTGCATCGTGGGAGAGGGCTATTCGATTGCCTGGCGAGTGCTGGACGCCAAATACTGGGGCGTCCCCCAGCGTCGTAAGAGAATCTACCTTGTCGCAGATTTTGGAGGACAACGCGCCGGAGAAATACTCTTTAAGCGCGAGGGCCTGCGAGGGAATTTTGCGCAGAGCAGAGAAGCGCGGCAAGAAGATTCCGGCGATGCTGTGGGAAGCGCTGGTAGAGACTATCGAGTTTTTGACATAACGGGAGCGACGAGCAACAGCATGAAAAGCCGAACGCCGGATAGCTGTTTCCGCGAGCAGACTGTGGCGCGGACGCTCGACACGTTCAGCGGTTCGCCGGAGTGCAATCAAGGCGGGAACGTGGTAGCTTACTCAGTTGATTGCCGAAACATGCGGTTGGCCGAAGAAATCAGCGGGACGCTGCAAGCCAAAGAAAACGGCGGGTATAGCCTGAACTACCAGAATCCCGTCGTTTATGACGCGCGAGGCAACGGGGACGGAAAAATCGTGCCGACGCTGACCGGCGACCACGAGAACCGTGTCACAGACTACACGGCATTGGCCGTCGGCAACGGCCAGCTCAACCAGATTTACATGACCGATACGGCCGGAACACTGACGTGCTCACACGATCAACAGATGATCTGCGCATTTATGGGCGGACAGGGCGCAAAGGCCGGAGGTATCGGTTACTCAGAAACGGTATCGCCGACGCTCAAAGCCGCTCCAAGTGGGAACAACACGGTGCCCGACATTGCCTATTGGTTAAAAAAGGCGCGGCGCTACTTTGTCAGGAGGCTTACGCCGCTTGAATGCTGCCGACTGCAAGGCTTCCCCGATTGGTGGGAGGACGGTGTGTCGGGAAGCGACAGCGCGAGATACAAGATGTGGGGCAACGGCATGGCATTGCCGTGTGTACTGTATGTGATGGAGGGGATAGTCGATGAAATGTAGATGGTACGCTGAGCGTTACAATGGCAAATGTTTTAACGGCTCGTGTCCGTATCGCGGTAACACATGCCCGACGAGCGAACACCCGAAGGTGTGCAAGTTCGCGGAAATCAGATACGAAGTGTCGGAACTGGTGAAAATCCTGCGGTGTGGCGCAGGCGACGAGTATAAATGCGCCGCCTGTGCTGCGAATTTGAAAAATAAATGCGATAGAAAAGAAGCAAATCCGCAAGCCGCCGACATGCTGGAGAAGCTGGCGGCGGAGAAGGACGCGAAGAAGCCGGAGTGGATCAGCGTTGAGGAACGTCTGCCCGAATTTAATCAGAATGTGTTGGTCTATGGTGTCGGGCTTCCGAAATATGGATTTGAAGGACAGACGGCTATTGCGATTACAAGTTACACGAACCATAAGTATGGGTTTGATATCGTTGGCTGGAATGAACCGTGGCAATATTTTTCGGCTGACTATAAGATCACCCACTGGATGCCGCTGCCCGAACCGCCGAAGGAGGAAAAGCAATGAGCACCACCGAGGAGCGTACGCTTAAATGGCTAAATGACAACATTGACTTTAACGCCAATCAAACCGCCACCTATGACGAGTGGATTGAGCGACAACAAACGGCGATTTCGGCGATTGAAACTTGCCGTCAACTTAAAAAATCCTTATTTGGCAAGGAGAATGTTACGAATAAGGAGCTTGTGAGCTTGGTTTTGCAACTTAAATCCGGGAGATGCGAAGATCGAGAAGGAGCGGAAACGGAGGAAGAACGGTGAAAAATCATCAAATGACGATTAAACCGATTACATTTCGGCAGGCAAGCGAGTACGTGAACCGCTTTCACCGCCATCACAAAGCACCAATGGGCGGAAAATTTAGCATTGGGCTTTGTGACGGCGATAAACTTGTAGGCGTTGCAATCTGCGGACGGCCTGTATCGCGCATACTGGACGACGGTATAACGTGTGAGATCACACGAGTATGTACAGATGGGACACCAAACGCATGCTCAATGCTATATGGTGCCTGTTGCAGAATAGCCAAGGAAATGGGATATGAAAAAATAATAACTTATATTCTGGAATCCGAGAATGGAGCAAGTCTTAAAGCCAGTAATTTTATCTGCGAGGGCAAGGCAGGCGGCCTAAAGTGGACGGGCAAAAGAGACACAGGCGCAGAATATCCGCATGAGATGAAGACGCGGTGGATGAAAAAACTGAAATAAAGGAGGAAGAACGATGAAAACGCCCGAAGAGATCAAATTGAAGCCCTGCCCGTTTTGCAGGGGCGAGGCAGAGATAAACGTTGACCATGAAGAGGTCGAAGATACGGAAAAACGGCATTGGGCGTATACCGTGGTATGCAATAGGTGCTGCGCAACATCTGGGCTTACATATCTCCCAGAAAAAGCGCGTGAAGCGTGGAATCGGAGGGCTGAACATGAGTGATTACATCAGCCGGGAAGCGATGAGCGAAACGCCTAAATGCCCGTATTGCGGAGACAGGATGGCGCTCCACGTTCTTCCGCATACAACCGAGCAGGAGTTCTTCTCGGCATGGTATCAATGTGTGACGTGTGAAAGCACATCGCCGCGACTTGAGTTTATCGGGAACACGTCGCAAGCCAAAATTGAAGAACGGCTACAAGATGTGTCGTCGCGCCGCGCAAAGCCGAAGAACCGCGTACTAACACTGGAAGAGTTGAAAGTCTATACTGGATTTTTATGGAAAGTCTATAATGGATTTGACTGCGAAGGAGCACCAGCGTTTGCGGAAAAGGGCTTTATGTATGCTGGCAATGGAAATGTTGATTTGAGACAGGATATCTCAGATACGTATGGTAAAAACTGGCGCTGCTGGCTGCGCAAGCCAACGGACGCGGAAAGGCGGGGAACGCCGTGGGGGTGAGAAAATGCGAAATCGTTTGCTTGACATACTAGGTATTATTTGCGCAATAATGTTGGTCGCATATCTGGTCTTTATTGCGTTTGCGTTTAACTTTGTGATTCAAAATAATAAAAATAAGATACAAAGTGGGCGCGTCATCGACAAGTATTACACACCTGGGCGTGTTACAAAATATGGTTATCAGGATGAAAGATATACCATCTGCATCGAGGGCTATAAAAATGGGGAAATTGTAAACTTTTGGTTCGAGGCATCGGCGGATGAGTATGGCAAGTATGAGGTTGGCGACGTTATGACGAGGCAGACGGTGGAAGAAGAGAGGGAGGCGACACCATGGGGAAGCTGATGACTAAAATTCGGCAGAAGCTATGCCGACATCGCTTCGCGATGGCGCAGACCAAAACAAGGCATGACGAAGAATACTATTATTTTACTTACGTTTGCGCGAAGTGCGGTCGAAACTTCGTTGCAAAATTTTCGCGCGATTTTATTGATGCGTGGGAAACGGAGGCGAAAAAGCCGTGATTACGCTTAATTTCCCTACAATTCCGGCGATTTGCACCTGCGTGTTCTTTGTAATCTATGATTTTGCAATCGCGCATGACAAAGTCGATGAGCTCTTCAAATATTCGCTTTGCATCTGCGTATATTACATGGTGTATGGACTTTGCGCTGCGGCCGGTCTGATAATGTGAGGTGACAACCATGACTGATATTCCGAAGTGCCCCGGATGCGGAAAGCCAATGAGGCTTGTGGGTGAAGTTTATAAGTATTCCTACGAATGCCCTGATTGTGGGTGGAAATCGCCATATGGTGTATGTGAGGATGAAGCCCGTGCATTGGCTATGCGCCGTAATCAACCGGCAGACCCAGACCTTTGCAGTCTCCGGCTTTGCGGGATTATTTACGGCATTAACGACTACTACGATGTTTGCCCGTTTTACGGCATAGACGCCCGTGAAAAGGAACTGCTGGCGGCTGTCAGGGGTTTAATCTATGCGCAACAAGACCACAGCAAGAAGACCAATAACCCGAATTTAACGGAGGAATATTTATGAAAAAGATTATCGCTTTGGTTTTTATGATTGCAGCCCTTGCTGTCGGCGCCTACGTTACTGTGCGCCAAGCCTCGGCAACCACGATCAAAGAGGGCTTTGTCGGCATCGTACTGACCTTTGGCAAAGCCGAGCCGGATATCCTGAAACCCGGATTTTACCTCACGCCACCGTGGAAATCCGTTGTTAAAATGGATTGCCGCTGGCAGAAGTATGAGGTCGCCTGCTCGGCGTTTAGCAAGGATATCCAACAGGTCGATATCAAGATGACCTGCAATTACAAGCTGTCCGAAGACGGCGCGAGGCGTATCTATTCACAGGTCGGCACTGATTACGGGAGCAAGATCATGGAGCCGTGTATTCTGGATGCGGTTAAAGCCGTATTCTCAAAATATACGGCAGAAGAGCTAATTTCCGAACGTGACGGCATTTCCACGGAAGTCTACGAAGCAGTCTACTCTAAAATGGAAATCTACGATGTAAAAATCCAAGACGTGGCGATCACGGATATCGACTTTAGCGATGCTTTCACCGACGCGGTGGAGGCCAAGCAAGTGGCCACTCAGAAGAAGCTGCAAACACAAACCGAGCAGGAACAGCAGACGATCATCGCGGAGGCCGAGGCCAAGCGCGAAAAGATCAAGGCTCAGGCTGATGCTGAGATGAAGAAAATCGCTGCGGAAGCGGACGCGGAAGCCGTCAGGATTCAGGCCGATGCTGAAAGTTACCGTCTTGAAATGGAAGCAAAGAGCATTACCGATAAAGTGATCCAGAAGGAGTACATTAAAAAGTGGAACGGTCAGCTTCCGATTATCAGCGGATCTGGCGCGACGCCGATTGTGGACATGGGCGATCTGATTAACCCAGAGGGTTGACATGGGAAAGATGCTTGAAAGATGGGCGGCGACGTTTGACGGGGATCTCAGTCGGACAGACGGAAAGCCTGGGCTGGCGCGAGTGGAGGTTTACAAGGATTTAAGGCTGTTCTACAGCGCCGCCAGAACGGATAACCCGTTAGGTCGCCTGCCGCTCTGGCACGTCTGGAAGGGCGATAAACGGCTTCTCACGACGTCAAGCCAAGCCTACGCCTTTAAGGAGTTTAAGAGACTGAAAGTGGAGAGTGATTGCGCATGAATCTGATGCTTTGGTTGGTTACGGACATCGGCCTTTTGCTGGCCGGGTTCATGGCGGGTAGAGCCGTCGGTCAACGCCGGGCGGTTAAGGCGCTCGTGTTTATGCCGGACAGCATCTTCGAGGAGACGATTTCCCTGACCCGGCAGGCGCGGGAATGCCAGAAAAAAGAGAATGAAATCATAAGTAATTCCGAGGATAAATAACTGCCCCAATAAAACGAGTTTTGACCCTGCTTGAGGGGCGGTTTTTCGGGAAAATTTGCCTACACCACCCTACATCAAATGACATGCGTTACGGATAAAACGGGTGTAGGCGGTGTAGGCATTTGCACAAACTTTTTCGTGTGAATATGCGCTGGTGTAGGGTATGTAGGCATTTGCACAAACTTTTGATTGAGTTCACTTGTTATAAGGTGTAGGGTGGTGTAGGGTGGTGTAGGCAAGGTGTAGGCAAGGTGTAGGGTAGTGGTGTAGGCGGTGTAGGGTAGCCACGGGAGCAGTTGTTAATTTGAAAAACCAGATGCACAATCCAGATAGACAATCCTTTGTGTAAAATGCACTAAAAATGTAGGCGGTGTAGGGTCTGCACAGAACTTTTTACGGAGCGGCGCGAAGTTGGTGTAGGCGGTGTAGGGTCTGCACACCCTAAAAGCTAATTACATCTGCCCCTAGCCCCGCGTTAGGGCCCCTTGGGTAAACCCTACACCACCCTACACCAGACCCCGTTTCAGCCTTGGCCAAAGTATGGATAGAAACATAACTAAAATTTCAGGCTCGAAAGCGCCCGAAAATGGCCATTTCGGGACACGATGCGGATTGGATTGCCGCGCCCGGAAAATGAAGAGGAAGGTGGTTTGCGATATGGTCACGGAAAATTTATTTGAAAAATATTTGCGGGAAAGAAGGTATTCGCTGCTTGAGGAACGAAAGAGCCTCCCAAGACAAGACGGAAGACGTAAGCCCGTGCATTGCTGGGAAAACAATTCGACATACGATAGCGTGTCCGAGGCTTCTAAGGCTTTCGGGATTGCTCCCGGTGATATCAACAAGTCGCTCCAAAGCTACGGACGTAAAGCGATCAAGGGGCTGCATTTTTTCTATGTGTGAAGGAGGTGACGCGACGTGGCGACGAAGCGTGACAACTCTAACCGCGTAAGCAATCGGGGTCGCAATTTTTTGAAAGACCCAAACGCGGTGACGGAGTTTGAGTTTAAGCCCCGTGAATCCTTAGCCCCTCAAGGCTATGCGGATCTGGATAAGCCGGAGACGAAGAACCTTCTCGGTGATACGATAGGCCATCTTCGAAAGGCGTTCCTGATGAAGCCTGTACAGAGCAACGCCGAGCTGCTGGAGCGCCTCGATGATTACTTCGCCCAGATTCAGTTGCGCACCATCCCTCCAACGGTTGAGGAACTCGGTTTGTATTGCGGGTATACGTCCGAAACGCTCAAGGCTTGGCGGACTGGAATGAATAAGGGATTCCGTGATGAGCCTTTACCGGGTATAAGTACAAAACTCATCGCTAAAAAAGCTTTAGAGATGATACACGCCACAGACGCGGTTTTGACCGAATCCGGCAAGATGAATCCGGTGACATATATCTTCCGTTCTAAGAACTATTACGGCATGAGTGACCGTCAGGAAATCGTTGTTTCGGCAAGTGCGGATGACAGCAATGAACCGCTTACGCCGGAGGAAATCGCAAAGAATTTGCCAGAGCCGGACGAGTTTATGCAGATGGACGTTGACACAGACTACACAATCGAATAAATCAAAAGCCCACAGGATGATTTTGCCTGATGGGCTTTTCAAAATCCCACGGCGCGCGCGATTTTCAAAATCCCACGGCGTGGGCGTATGGTTTTCAAAATCCCACGGCGAGAGCGTACGGTTTTCAAAATCCCACGGCGCGCGCGATTTTCAAAATCCCACGGCGTGAGCGCGTGTGAGAACGGCTAAACGCCCGTCTGAGCGTTTCGGCATGCAGGATGATAAAAGTTATCGTGCGGCGCAGGAAAACGCCTAGAACGGGCAGGAAACGTATCTGAGCAGCGAACCAACAGCCTGTGAGGGCGCGGGTATCACGTCATCGCCTGTTTTCACGCCATCGCTTGGTCTTATCGCTTGCTTTCCGGGAAAGCGTCGCGTGATGCTGCCGAAGGTGTTTACAGACAGGCGTAAAGGCCGAGCGACTATGTGCCCGAACGGCTGTGCGGCTATACGCTCGAACGGCTGTGTGGCTATACACTCGAATGGCTGTGTGACTATGCGCGCGTACACCTCCAGCGCGGCTGTACGTGAGATCGCTTGTACGGCTGCGCGCGTATGTGTTCGCACAGCTATGTGTGCCCGCGTAGCTGCGCAGATGCGCGCGTGGGGCGGCGCTCAATCGCGCCCGCGCGGCTGTGGTTGCGCGCCGTTGTCGGGTAGCCCCTGCCGACGTTCCGGGCGCTGCTGGAGCTGCTGGAGCTGGTGAAGCCGCTGCCGACGTTCCGGGCGCTGCCGGAGCTGGTGGAGCTGGTGGAGCTGGTGGAGCTGGTGGAGCTGGTGGGGCCCCTGCTGACGTTCCGGGCGCTGCTGGAGCCGCTGCCGTCCTTGCCGTCGGTCATGGCATGCCGTGAAACGGATTAAAATGCCCGTGTAGTGGCCTTGTGTGTCGGGGCGGTACAAGATACCATCGGGACGCGCAAGGCCGCTACACGGGCAAATAAGTGAAAATAACGGGGGCATAAAAAAAAGGGGGGGGCGTTGCCGCCCTCCTGTGAAGGTTATAAGATTATTGACCGGGCTCTCCAATTCCGCGCGCTGCTCGCGCGTCGGGGTGTGTGATCTAGGCAAGGTTTTCCTCCTCTTCTCCTCAATAAAGGAACCATTGTTTAACACCTTCGCGGGTGGAGGCTCGTATAATGCCGCCGCGCGTCAAAGCGTTATAATCCGACACGGCAGCCGCAAAAGCGGCTTCGGCTTCCCGGGCTTTGTCGTGCGCCTCTCGGATGGCCTGCACGTGGGCGGGCGCGTCGTCCACATACGCGCCACAGTTGTAGACGCGGAAAACCTCCGGGCTTAGTGACTGGATTTTGTTACCGATCAACGCGGGGATCGCTTCCCCGTTGGTACGGATCGCGCAAAATTCTAGGCTGCGGAATGGCGCGCCGGTGTCAAAATAGCAAGTAATACATGCGTCGCTGTATTTATTGCTGATCCAGACTCTGACGCCCAGAGTCGCAAACAATTCTTTTCTGATTTTTTCGGCGGTTTTTTCCCCGTGAGGCTTTCCCGCGTATTTGTTCCAGACATTGCAGATAGTTTCGATATTTTCCGTGAAAAACGCCTGCGCGGCGTTATCTTTCAGGATTTCGACCGTCATTTGTAGGTCTTCATTTTTGCGGCATTCAGCCACATATTTTTCTTCTGTGGCCTTGTATGCAGCTTTTGCCGCGTTAAATTCCGTATCGGTTCCGGACTTTCGCGCGGAAAGCATCGCATCCCACGTTAAGTCTTTTTCGGTCTTTGCCGTGTCAACCATACCCGCACGAGCGGAGGCGATATCCTTCAAGATTTCTGTATATGCTTTCATGGTGTAATCCTCTCTTTCTATTTCGTCTTTGTTGTTGTTGTCAATCGGCGGGGTATATATCCGCGTCAGCGTATCCGCTGCGCTCTGGCTCCCAACGGCGGCGCTCACGTTCAGCGCGCGCAAGTCGTTCAGCCTCGCGCCGGGTGATGCGCTCCCAACCGTCAGCGGCGGACAGTTCAGCGCCGCCAACGGTATAGCGGAGGCTGTACTCGTTGGCAAAGTCGCGGGGATACCGCACATAATAAGCGCGGCGGGTGGTGGTGGTAGTGGTCATATAATGATCCCCTTTCGTCTTGTGTCTTGTGCCTTTTGTGCCTATAGTATACTTCGATTATAGGCACGTGTCAAGTCTTTTATCAAGATTATAGGCACATTTTTCTTTTTTTGCCCGCCGCGCCAACTCTTCACGGCGGCGGCCACTTGCGCGGGGCATACGATCCGCCCGGCCTGATGGGATCGGCGCGCCCGGATATATCCCGGGGCGGGGGTATTGAGGGGGGCGGTCGAAAGGCGCGGGGGTAATCCTCCGAATACCCGCAAAAAATAAAAACGTGTCTTTACCTATTGACAATATCGGCACACTGGTGTATACTAAGGTCGTAAAGACACAAGCCATCACTGGGGGAGGGCGACAGCCGTGAAAAACGTAGTGAGCTATATCCGAGTATCCACCGAAGGACAGGTTGGAGAGGACAAGTTCGGCATCGACGCGCAGCGCGCGCAGATTGCGGAATACTGCCGCAGGAACGACATGCAGCTCGTTCACGAGTACAAGGACGAGGCGAAGAGCGGCGCGAAGATGGACAGGCCGGAGTTTGACCGGATTGTGTACGGCGACGTGCAGAACCCGCCGATTGAAGCGGTGATCGTAGCCAAGTCAGACCGCATCGCCCGAGACATCAACGTGTATTACTATTACAAAATGCAGCTCAAGATGAAGGGCATTGAGCTGATCTCAATCGCGGAGGATTTCGGGCAGTTTGGCGTGTTTGCGAACATGCTAGAGGCGTTCACGCTCTGCGTGGCAGAGATGGAGCGCGAGAACATTATGAAGCGCACCAGCGCCGGCCGGATTCAGAAAGCCGGGCAGGGCGGGTATGCCGGAGGGCGAGCACCCGTCGGATATCGCGTATCGGATGGGCGGCTTATAATAAACCCTGACGAAGCAAAAGCAGTTCGTCGGATTTTTAGTCTCCAGTCTGAGGGAATGGCCTTGCGGGATATCGCAGATAAGTTAGGGGAAGAAGGGTATCGCTCGAGAAGCGGCGCGCCCTATACATTCGGCACGGTGCGAAACATCCTCAACAACAAGAAAACCTATCAGGGGTATTACCGTTACGGCAAGAACAGCGAATGGGTCGAAGGCCAGCAGGAAGCGATTCTGCCGAGGGATTAAGCACAAAAAAGACCTCCGCGACCGGGCAGAGGGATACAGCCAACAGGGGCTATGAAAGCATAGCCCCTGTTTTTGTATGCCGACGGAGGAGGTCAGGGCATGGAAGACGCGCGAATCATCGACAGGCTTTTGAAATCGAACCTGTCAAATCTCAAGAACATAAGCATGCTGTTTGACATGGCGCGGAACACCGACGATCTGGCGCTGTGCCTGAAAGCGCGCAGCTACGCGCAGCGGCTCGCCACGCGGGGCGACGAGGCGGCGTATGAGCTGGTGAAGCAAACGTACCTGTGGGCGGCACCGAAGGATTTTGACAGCTATCTGGTCTATCTGGAATGGAACAGAAAGCCGGAGGAGCGGTTTTATCTGCCCCGGCGGCGAGTGATTAAACCGTTTGTCGAGAGCCTGCAAGCGCTCGCGGATGACGAGCTGGACGAATTGTTTTTGAGCTGTCCGCCGCGAGTGGGGAAAACGTCGCTGCTGATGTTCTATATGACGTGGACGATAGGCCGGAACAGCGAGCGGGCGAACCTGTACTGCGCGTACTCCGACGTCATCACATCCGCGTTCTACAACGGCGTGCTTGAGATTATCAACGACCCGGTAACGTACACATGGCATGAGATATTCCCCGGCGCGGAGCTGGTGGCGACGAACAGCAAGGACGAGACGCTGAACATCGACCGCAGGAAGCGGTATGCGTCCCTGACGTGCAGATCGCTGTATTCCACGCTGAACGGCGCGGTGGACGTCAACGGCATCCTGATGAGCGACGACCTGATCAGCGGCATTGAGGAAGCCATGAGCAAAGACCGGCTCACCGCCGCTTGGAGCAAGGTGGATAATAACCTTCTGACGCGCGCAAAGAGCGGGTGTAAGATTCTCTGGTGCGGAACGCGGTGGAGCCTGACAGATCCCATTGGCCAGCGCATTGACACGGTGCTGAACAACCCGAAGTTTGCGCGGCGGCGGATAAAGATTATCAACATTCCGGCCTTGAACGAGAAGGACGAGAGCAATTTCCACTACAAGTACGGCGTAGGCTTTGACACGGCGTACTACCAGCAGCGCAGAGCGTCGTTTGAGCGGAATAACGACATGGCGAGCTGGAACGCGCAGTATCAGGGCGAGCCGATTGAACGCGACGGCGCGGTGTTCAGTCCGGGCGATTTCAGGTACTATAACGGCGTACTGCCCGAAGGAGAGCCGGATCGCATCTTCGCGGCGCTTGACCCGAGCTGGGGCGGCGGCGACTTCTGCGCGATGCCGGTCATCTTCAAGTACGGGAATGAGCTGTATGTGCACGACGTTGTGTACGACAACGGAGATAAGCGTGTGACACAAGCGCTCGTGGCGGATAAGGTGATTGAGCACGGCGTAGGCGCGTTACAGGTGGAAGCGACGAAGATGACGGAGGACTACGCGGAGGGCGTAGACGAGATTCTGCGCAAGCGCAAAAAGCGGATCAACCTGACGACGAAGGTTGCGCAGCGGACGACCGGCGGTAAAACGCAGCGCATTTTCGATAAAGCGCCGGACATCCGGGAGCGAATGGTCTTTTTGGATGACGGGAAGCGAAGCAAGCCGTATCAGCTTTTTATGCAGAACGTGTACAGCTTCAAGATCGTCGGCAAAAACAAAAACGACGACGCGCCGGACAGCCTGTGCATGGCGGTGTGTATGGACGAGGAAACGTCTTATAGGCCAAGAGTGATGCAGCGCTTGTTCTAAAAACTTTTTTGTCTAAATGTTGCGGTATCTATTGACACGAACCACAATATGTTGTATATGGTAGCTAGGAAGAGACTAAAATCGGGAGGAGGGCTAGTCCATGCAGAAGTACACCGGGCGGCGAAAAGTCGTTACGGATTTTGAGCGCGTCACGGCGGCTAATGTCCGAAATGCCGTCTCGGCCGTGCTGGGGCAGCATGACATGAACTCCGCCGAAGAGAATTTCCTGTTTGGCTATATGCGCGGTATTCAGCCGATCTATGATCGCGTCAAAGAGATCAGGCCGGATATCCAGTACAACACGGTTGTGAACCACGCAAACGAGATCGTGTCGTTCAAGAGCAGCTATCTTCTCAGCTCGCCGATCACATACGTCAGCCGCAAAGACGGCGCAGGCGTGTCCACGCTGGTGGAGAAGTTTAACGACTTCATGCATCTGAGCGGCAAGAACGCGACGGATAAAGAGCTGGCCGACGATCTGCATATATGCGGGTTAGGTTATCGCATGATATACCCGAACAGCGCATATAACGGGGATAACAGCCCGTTCATCATCACGACGCTAAACCCGATGACAACGTTTGTGGCGTATAGGAACAGCTCTGCGAAGAACTCTGAGCCGGTGTTCGCCGCGACGTATGTGAATAAGACGGGTGTTGGCCGGGTGTACGACGTGTATACCCCGGAATCGCATTTTCGGATGACGGACGCGACCGTCGAGGAAGAGCCTAACCCGATGGGCGTGATCCCGATTGTCGAGTATGTGCATAACGAGTTCAGGCTTGGCGCATTCGAGCCGGTCATCGACTTGCTGGATGACATGAACATCCTCGAAAGCAACCGCATTGAGGCGACAGCGCAGAACGTCCAAAGCCTGATGTGGTTTAACGATATCGCGCTGGACGATGACCAGGTCAAGGCGTTGCAGAACAAGCCAAGCGCTTTCATCTTCACTAAAACCGTGAAGGGCGGCGCTACGCCGAACATCAAAAGCGTCATGGTGGACTTGCAGCAGGCCGACCAGCAGGTGCTTACAAACGACCTGTACAAGAAGATTCTAACGATTGTCGGCATGCCCTCTACGGGCGACGGAAACACGTCTGACAGCTCGAATAACGGCTCTACCATCGTCCGCAACGGCTGGCAGCATGCCGAGGCGAGGGCGAAAGAAACGGAAACCCTGTGGGCGAGAAGCGATAAGCGGTTTGTGGAAGCCGCGCTGAGCATCGCCCGTGCGCTGGTGAAGGACGGCTTCGATCTGCGCGAGGACGACATCACAGAGCGCTTCACGCGGCGCAACTATGAGGACATCTCCACGCGGGCAACCGTGCTGACCATGCTGCTGGGGTGCGATAAGGTGAATCCGAAACAAGCCTATCAGGTTTGCGGCCTGTTCCCCGACCCGGAGGAAGCCGCGATTCAGGGCTTGGATTGGTATTGGGAAATGGAGAAGAAGACCGTAAAGGAGATGACGAGCGGTGAGGGTGGACGTGTCGAGGATGCCGGAGACACTGGAAGCGGTGAACGCCGAACTGACGGCGGGGAATAACGTAGAGCTCAAGGTCGAAAAGGGCAGCGTCGTTGTGGTCAGGATCACGCGGAAGCTGCGGGATAAGAGCGAAATTGAATAACTGACTGCCGCAACCGGGTGGCAGGAAACAGCCAACAGGGGCTATAGCGAGTAACGTTCTCGTTATAGCCCTTTTGTTTTGTCAGAGAAGACGTTAAAACACATTAAGTCAGAGAAGACGTTAAAACGCAGGAGGAGACATATGAAGCTGAACACTAAAAATATCGAAGGTTATGAAAAGATGACCCCGGAGGAAAAGGTTGCCGCGCTCGAAGGGTATGAGCTGGACATGACGGGCTGGATTGCCAAGGCGACGTTTGACAAAACCGCGTCTGAGCTTGCGGCGGCAAAGCGTGACGCGCGAGAGAAAATGAGCGCCGAAGAGAAGACAGCGGCGGCTTTGAAGGAGTTGCAGGACAAGAACGCAGAGCTGAGCCAGCAAATCCTTATTTCCCAGCATACCGCGCAGTATATTGCCATGGGCTACGACAATACGCAGGCGGCGGCTGCGGCGAAAGCGCTTGCGGAGGGCGATCTGAAAACGGTGTTCGAGCTTCAAACGGCGTTCAACGCCAGTCGAGAGAAGTCTATCCGCGCCGAGGCCATGAAGCGCATGAACGCGCCGACTGGCGGCGGTACGGAAGAGTCGGAATCCGCGAACGTAACGCTTGCCAAGGAGATGGGCCGCGAGGCGGCGGCTTCTGCCAAGGCAACGGCTACGGTTGTGGATGCGTACAGGATCAAGTAAAGGAGAGCAAACCGTATGAAGTATGAAAAGACGCAGTATGGCGGCACGATTGAGATTCTGGCCGCTGATGATTTCGTCGCCCTCCCGGTCAGCGTGAAGGGCAGCACTGTTGTGAAAGCAGGTACGCCTGTCAAGGCTGACGGAACCGTGCTTTCTGCGGCGACCGATGCGCAGGGCATTCTGCTCTATGACGTCGATCCGACCAGTAACCCGAACGGCGCAATGCTGGTGCAGGGCGTTATCAACCTGACCAAGGCGACCACGCACAGCGGCGTGAGCTATACCGCCAGCGACCTTCTGACCGTGCTTCCGGGTATCGTCTGCCGCGAAAACATTTGATGGAGGTAAGCCATGAACATTATTGATTTTTTCACCCCTGACGTTATCGCCGCCCGCTGGACGGAGACTGCGAGCAACAAGATCCCGTACCTCGGTGCCGGCCTGTTCCCGGCCAAGAAGCGCGCCGGACTTGACCTGAAATGGCTCAAGGGCAGCAAGGGTCTGCCGGTCATGCTCAAGCCGTCTGCGTTTGATGCGAAGGCGACTTTCCGTGACCGAATCGGCTTTGAGAAGATCGAAACGGAGATGCCGTTCTTCCGCGAGGGTTTCAAGATCAAGGAGCATGACCGTCAGGAGCTTCTGCGCGTTCAGGATTCCAGTGATCCGTATGCGCGCGCGACCATCGACCGCGTGTTCGACGACGCGGGTGAGCTGATCGATGGCGCGAACGTCGTTCCGGAGCGCATGATTATGAGCCTGCTGTTCCCGGAGGGCGGCGAGGCGAAGATCGACATCTCGGCTAATGGTGTGAAGTACGCCTACGACTACGACCCCGAAGGTGCTTGGAAGAGCAAGAACTACTTCGGCCTGACCACCACGAAGCTGTGGTCTGCTACCGCGACTGCCGATCCGTTTGAAGACATCCAGAAGGCACAGAACGCCGTCGCTGCGGCTACCGGCGCAAAGCTGACCACGGCGATTATGAATAACACGACCTTCAACATGCTGGCGAAGATTGACGCTGTGAAGAACCGTTTCCTGACGGCCACCGGCAAATCCTACAGCTACCTGACCCGTGCGGACATCGCCAACGTGTTCCGTGATATGGTCGGCATTGACTTCATCGTGTACGACAAGATGTTCAAGGACGAGAACGGCGTAAGTAAGTCTTTCGTCCCGGACGGCTATGTGTGCCTCATCCCGGATGGAAACCTTGGCTATACGTGGTACGGCACGACCCCGGAAGAGGCCGACCTGATGGGCAGCGGTAAGGCCGAGGTGTCCATTGTGAACACCGGCGTTGCGGTCACGCGCATCATCGAGGAGCACCCGGTCAACATCAACACGATTGCTTCCGAAATCGTCCTGCCGAGCTTTGAGCGCATGGATGAGATTGCGGTTTTGAAGGTGATTGCATGAGGCTCATTCCAAACTGCTGGGTTTGGTATGGGGGCGAGTACCATTCTGCGGGTCAATCGGTGACGATTGATCCCGCTGATGCGGAAAGCCTTAACGAATTTGGTGAGATCGTGAGCGACGGCGCGGAAGAAGCGCCTAAGAGAACACGAGCGCCCAGAAGTCGCAAGACTGACGCTTGAGAGGAGGTATGGCAACAGTGGCCAGATACGTAACTGGGGATCAGGTTGACCTGATGAAAATGCTTGTCGGCATTAACGAGCAGGATGAAGAAGAAGCGAAATTGGTCGAGCTGTTGCCGTACTACCTTGACCAGGCGGCCTCGCGGATTCTGAACAGGCAATATCCGTTCGGCATACCGAAGAATGCAGTCATTGAAGACTGTTATCTCGATTTACAAATGGAAATCGCGGTGTTTCTCTGGGGCAAGCGAGGAATGGAAGGCGAATCCCTGCATTCCGAAAACGGCATCAGTCGTTCATTCGGCGGCTACATGGATCTTCCGGCCGAGTTTCTGCAACAGATCACGCCAAAGGGGCGTGTCGTGTAATGCGAAACGGTGCAGAGCGCAACAAGCGCACGGTGTGGTATGCGTTGTATAGGGGAACGACCGAGATTGTGGATTCCGACGGAAACAAAACCGGCGAACGCCTGCCTGTCTATGGGAAGGTGCGGGCTATGCGGGTCAATATATCGGGAACATCCGGCCTGACCAACAACAACCTGTCTGGCAAGGTTGAATACCAGCCCTACGGACAGCAGAACATGTATGTTATGACGCTGAACCCGTTACCGCCTGACTGTCGGATTGACGAGATGAGTGTGTTTTGGGTCGATACGAAGCCTGTACTCAAAGAAGACGGGACTACGGACACGCCTTATGACCATGTGATCTACCGTATCGCCGGAAGCCTGAACTGGCGCGCCTGCCAGATTGCGCGCGTACAGCGGGGGCGGTGAGCATATGAGCCGAGAAATTACGGTCGATCTGTTTCATTTGGATGACCTGAGCGCGATCCTTGGGGCTTATTTTGACGAACTCAAGGAAAAAAAGCGCCAGATCGTCCAGAATACGGCAGAAGCCATTCGCGACAAAGCACAGGAAAACTTTGACAGCGCTGTTTACGAGCAGGAAAAAGACGTTCACGTTACCGTCGAGGAAGACGGGGATGCCGCGCGTGTGGTAGCCAGAGGTGAAAGCGTTCCGTGGATCGAGTTTGGCGCTGGCCAGTTTTACAACGGCGGTGCAGGCGCGGTCGGCTCCTATCCGCATCCGTGGGCTGAATCTATGGGCATGAGCGCCATTGGCACGTATGGCCAAGGAAAGGGCGCAAGAGACACATGGGTATATATCGACGGAGACGGTGAGAAGCGCTTTACGCACGGCACACCGATTGCCGCGCCAATGTACAACGCGGCTGAGTATGGACGTGAAGTCATTACGGATGTAGCGAGGTGGACGTTAAGTGATTGACGTAGAAGCGGCTGTCTACAGCGCCGTTGTAGATCGCGTAATGGCTGAAAACGAGTTTGCGAAGGACGTAACCTTCGCGTCGGCCTATAACCCGCATCCTCCGCAGTTGCCGTTTGTAAGCATTGTCGAAACCGGCAACGCTACGAACAAGCGTTTTCAGGACAGCTCCGATTCGGAGTGCTTCGCGAACTTGCTTTATGAGGTTGACGTGTTCACAGACAGTCTGGCCGGAAAGAAGCAAGAGTGCAGAAGGATTGCCGATGCGGTGGACAAGGCATTCATTGCTTTGGGTTTTATCCGCTCGTCAACGAGCGTTACGCGAAATCGAAATTACAACTCCATTTACCAGATGACGCTTCGATACCGATGTGCTGTGGACGCAGACGGCGTTATCTATAGACGTTAATAAAGGGGGAAATGCTTATGGCGAAGGCTATTAGCACCTATCAGACTTACCTGATGATTAAGAAATCGGGTGAGACTTACGAAAAGCTGATCGACATTATCTCCTTCCCTGATCTGGGTCAGGCTCCGGAGACGATTGATACGACTACGCTTTCAGATCACATGCAGACCTTCATACCCGGCATTGAGGGTAATGACAACATGACCTTTGAGAGCAATTATACCAAGGAAGACTACGATTCCGTTCAGACGTTGAACGACGGTGCGGAGCATGATCTCGCCCTATTTTTTGGCGCGACGGGCAAGGGCACTGCGGCTGTCCCGGACGGTAGCAAGGGTAAGTTCGGTTTCAAGGGTTATATCCGCCCGCAGATTTCCGGCGGTGGCGTCAACGAGCGCGTTCAGATGAACGTCATCGTCACGCCGTCTACGCCGATTGAGCCGATTGCCTAAGTATTCTGTGTAAGACTGCGACTGTGAAAGAGAGGACGAAGAAGGACATGGCTAAGAGAATCAAGATTGAGTATGACGGCGTAAAGTATACCCTTGAATACAGCCGTAAGACCGTTCAGGCAATGGAAGAGGCGGGCTTTCGCATCGACGAGATGGATTCTATGCCCATGACAATGCTCCCTAAGCTGTTTTCCGGCGCATTCCTGATGCACCATAGCCGGGTAAAGCAGGAGCTGGTCAATGAGATTTTCGACGCGCAGAAGGGCAAGACAAAGCTCCTGCATGCCCTGACTGAATTGTATTTGGAACCGTTTAAGGCCATGTTTGGCGAAGATGGCGAAGATGAAGACGAAGACGAGGGAAACTTCGGCTGGGTGATGGAGTAAACGCGGCGGCCACACCCAAAAAGTCACCTCGAATGAGTGAATGCTTTGAAGAATGGTTTCCCTATTATTTGAGCATAGGCATGACCTATGACCAATATTGGAATCAGGACGGCATGTTAGTACGCGCCTACAGGAAAGCGGATGAGATTAGGCAGGAGAGAGCCAATACCGACGCTTGGCTGCTAGGCGCGTATTTTTATCAGGCGATGGGGTGTATCGCGCCGATGCTGGCCTTCGGGAGCCGTAATCCGAAAGCGGATCCTTACTTGGAAAAGCCGTTTGACCTCCGGCCGAGGCGGGATACCGAAAACGAGCAGGAGCTTGAAGCAAAGGTTGACGAAAGCTGCGAAATGTTCATGGCGATGTTTATGAAGCCGATCAACAAGAATCTAAAAAAGAAAGGGGAGATGGCCAATGGCTGACGAGCAGGTAAATGACGTAAGCATACGCATTACTGCTGAAATTGCGGAGGCCGAAACCAAAATTAAAAGCCTTGAACAGACGATCAGCAGAATCTCCCAGATCACGAAGTCTTTCGGCGTTTCCGGCTTTGTAGGCTCTATGAAAGAGCTTGCAAAGGGCTTGAGCGCCATTGATAAATCCAGCAACGGTAAGGGGATGCAGAACACCATCCGGCTTGTTGAGCAGCTTGGAGCCGCCGTCAATGACTTGACGGCCAGCATGAGCAAGCTGAACAATCAGGATGTATCCCGTTTTACCGCAAACCTCAAGGAATCCGTGAAAGCCGCCAAGGCTACGGTCAGCGGCGCGACAGGCGGTTCAGGGCGGTCGAGAAAGCCGGCAGACCCGGAGCTTGCGGCCATTCGCGAACGCACGGCAGAAGTGCGGAGAGAAAAAGCCAGGCTTCGGCTTGCCAAGGACGAAGAACGGCTCGCCGGGTTGCAGGCTCAGGAGGAAGCAAGGACTAGCTTTAAGCGGCAGTCGGATGAAGAAATCGCTGACATCATAGCGCGGTCGTATCAGAAAAGCCGTCGAGTGTCCGGGATCAAGGATTTCTCTTTCCGGGATGACGGCAAGGGCTTGTACGGCCGGCAGATGGAATCGGGCAGCCCGTCGGCATACATGACGGCCTACGATAAAGAGATGAAAGCCACGAAGGCCGCTCAAGAGCATGCTAAAGCGATTCGAGAGCAGATCAAGGCCATTCAGGATTTGAAGCGCGAGTACGTAACGCTTCCGAAGCTCCAAAAAGAAAAGGAATGGGGCTTTGCCGGTCAGGACAAGGGCGAGGAATGGCGCATGGAGCTTAAAGTCATGCGTGAATACATTGCCGAAAACCTGACGCTTCAAAAATTGCAGGCCAAGGAAGAGGCAATCCGCTCCGGCGCGTACTCTCAATCCGCAGAAGTGGATCAGGAATTGGCTAATCTGCGCGAAAAGGTTAAGCTCCTAGAGACACTTCCTAAACTGCGGGAAAAGGTCAAGCGCTTGGAGTTTGAAAACAGCTTTGGCGGCAAGGCAATGTCCGCTGTCAAGACTGTAGGTAGCGCTTTTTCAGGGGTTATAAACGTTCTCGGTAAAATCGGGAACGCTGTGCTGCCCATAGCCGGAAAAGTCGCGGGCGCGCTAAAGAGCGTCTTCCTCAGCGCGGTTTCTGTGATTAAGAGCGCCTTTAGCAGCATTGTCTCGGGCGTGAGCAAAATCCTTAGCAGCGTAGGAAGCAGCGTGCTGAAAATCGGGCAAGTCGTCGGTCAAGCGCTGATATACCCCTTTAAGAGTTTTGCAACGACTGTTATGAACGCCTACTCGGCGATTGGAAAGTTCTTCAAGCGGCTTGGTCGTTTGGCGGTGACGCGCACGTTCCGACAAATGGTAACGCAAATCAATAAGGGGCTCAAGGAAGGCATCACAAACCTTTATAACTTTGCTAAGGCTAGCGGATCGGCGTTTTCCAAGCAGATTGTCAGCAGCCTAAACAGCATGTCTACAGCGCTGCAACTGATCCGCAACAGCATTGGCGCGGCAGCGGCTCCGCTGATTAACATGTTCGTCCCTTATATTCAGGCGGCGACTAACGTAATTGTCCAGTTCCTCAACGCAATCAATCAACTGTTTGCAGCGCTCGGCGGCTCCGGCGTGTTTATTAAAGCCAAGAATCAAGCGACCGCGTTTGGCGCGGCAGCGTCCGGCGCAGGAAAAGCCGCAAAAGGTGCATTGGCCGATTTTGATGAGCTGAACGTCATCGCCAGTAAAAACAGCGGGGGCGGAGGCGGTAGTAGCGGGGCTATTAGTGGGATGTTCGAGGAATCCAGTATTGATTCTGATATCCTCGCGTTCACCAAGCAGATTCGCGACGCGATTAACGCTCAAGATTGGTCGGGACTTGGAAGCCTGCTGGCCGCTAAGGTCAACGGCATTATCGAGAAAGTCAACGCCTTTGAAATAGGTAACAATCTTGGCAAGAAACTCAGCGCGGGCATTGAGACCCTGGCGGCTTTTCTCAACAAGCTCGATGCCAGAAAAATCGGTGAAAAGATCTCGACGCTCGTCACTAATGGGCTGAACCAGATCAATTTCCATGCGCTCGGCGAGATCATCTCGCGAAAAGTGACGCTTCTCTTTGATACGTTCATTGGGTTCATCAATACGCCGGGATGGGGCGCGAGCATCGGAAGGGCGATCAACGGTACCGTGACTGGCGCATTGAACAGCTTTAATAACTGGTTTAAGGAAACCGACTGGGCGAAAATCGGGGAAGACCTCAAAACCGAGCTTTCAGGCTTGATTAACGCGACGAATGCCCGTGAGATTGTATCGGGCATCTTTAACACGCTGGGTGAAGCGGCAGTTGCCGCGACGCAAATGTTTACACCGTTTCTTTCGCAGATGTGGTCTGATCTTGTCGCGTACTTTAAGCCGTATATTGACGGCGCGGGCGGCAACATCATTCAAGGCGTGTATGACGGAATCGTAAACAGCACGGTTTTTAACGACATCCGTGTTTGGCTGGACACCAATATCGTACAGCCGTTTGATGATGCTTTTGAGGATGCCTTCGGTTTCAGGCCGATTGCCACGATCATGGCGGAGGGTAGAAACGCGCTCGTTTCCATCTTCGGACCCGTAATTACGTGGATTAAAGACCGCGTTAATGAAATCAAAGCGTACTTTGCGGAAAACGGCATTGACTGGGAAACCTTTGGCAATGATCCGATTGGTACGCTTGGCAAAATCCTCAGTGACCTGTTTACGTGGCTTACTACGAGCGTAGATAGCCCCTTGGTATGGCTCAAAGACTGGCTTAATAAATCGGATAACCCGGTTATTACGGCGGCGCAGACACTCGGTAGCGCCATTGGTCAGGGCGTTATCAGCGGCATCACAGGCGCGATTGCAGAGGGGTATACGTCGGTCACGACGGCGATTGCAAACCTTATTCCGGGTGTGAATATTGACACATCGGGCGGCTCCCGAAACGGGTTGAAATCGTGGTCTACAAAGACCGCGAACAAGATATCCGGGATTTTCAAAAACTTTGGTAATCCGGCTGGCCGGTCTTTTGCATCCGGCGGTTTCCCGGATGCTGGTCAGATGTTCCTCGCGCGCGAGGCAGGTCCTGAATTGGTCGGAACGGTCAACGGGCATACCGCCGTCGCGAACAATGACCAGATTGAAGCCGGTATCGAGCGCGCCGTGAGCCGTGCCATTGAACGCATGGTTTCTGCACAGCAGCAGCAGACCGAAGCTATGCGTAGACTGGCCAGCAAGGAATTTGTCGCCAGAGCCGAGCCCAGCGCCGCATGGGGGCGCATGCAGAGCCAGAGCGCGAGGATGTACGCAAGAACGACAGGGGGTTAAGGGATGGCTATCAACTACAAAATGGGGTTCTCCATTAACGGTGTTCCCATCCCTGATCCCTCTTCCTTCAAGGGCGCTCAAAGCGACTTGGACACGCTTGGCGAGCGTGACGCCAGCGGTGACATTCGCCGTAACAAAGTGGCGATGAAGTGCCACGTCAATCTGGAATGGAACGGCATTTTCTGGGAGACCATGAAGGAAATGGGCGGGCTTATGAATAAGGGCGACCGATTTCAGTTTACCTATCCAGATCCTATTGAGGGCGCGCAGACGATTATCGCGTACTGCGGCGACCGAAATTGGGAAGCCAAGAAGTGCGTTGACGCGAATAGAGAACGCTGGATCGGCGATTTCAAGGTCAACATCATCGAAATTTAGGAGGGGTAGGATGTACGCGGTAAGTGAGGCGTTCCATGAAGCGATTCGAGAAGATGAGCTCCAACTGCCCCTCCTTCTGTTTGACGAGGCGGTTGTAACGCCACGAGATATCAATATATCTTCCGGCGGCATCGGCTATCAGGCGAGCGTTAATGAGGGTGAGGATTTTGCACCGGGCGGGTGCTCGGCGGCGATGCTGTCCTTTGACCTCCTGAACGATGACAATACATGGACGGGATATGATTTCGGCGCTTTCAAGGCGTATCTTGGGGTTCGGACGAACGTCATTTACGAATCACCTAACTGCGTGTGTAGAATCGACACCGGGAGTTTTCGGATTCGCGGAAACGATAAAGCCCCGTTTCTCACGCTTAATGATGCCGCTGTAAGCGGTGTGACCGAGCAGGTAGAAGCGCTTGCGCTTCTCAATGATAAACTCTTGGTGTTTACGAAAAATCAAACGCTGAAGTTCACGCTTAAAAACGGAGAACTCACCGCCGGAGATTTCACGTTTTACGCGCCGCCGATTCATAAGGCGGCTATCGCGTGGAAGACGATGAACTACGGCGTATGCTTCGGGCATAAGGGCACACGCGGCACGGGCATCAAAGATGAAAACAATCTTATGGTTTTCACTCCGACGAGCACCGATATCTACGAAATGGTTCCGCTCGGCGTGTTTTACGCAGAAAAGCCGGTGTTTAACTCGCGAAAAACGCTGTCTATTGACGCCTATGACGCAATGAGCCTGTTCGATACCCAGTACAAAGAGGGGTCTATCGCTTTTCCTACGACCCTTCAAAACCTTGTAGGCCAAGTGTGTAAGGCCGTAGGCGTTACCCTTGGTTCTACGCAAATGGTGAACGGCGAAAGAACGGTTTCGTCTGCGCCGGAAGCCTTTGCCAAAGCTACGTATCGGGATATTCTGGGCTGGTGCGCGGAGCTTGGCGGTTGCTTTGCCCACATTAACCGAGACGGCGCGCTTGAATTAAAGTGGTTCAGTGACGCCGGGTATTCGCTGACGGCGCATGACTACAGCGAATATGATGTCGGGTATTATACAAGGGCGGGCGTGGACAGGCTCATCATCCGTGACAGCGCGGGAGATGACGTGATTGCCGGGTCTGGCGTGAACTCCCTGTACATCGTTGATAACCCGATTGCTGCGGTTATCACTTGATGGGAGGTGTGAAATCGTGGCATACACGGATGATCTTCTGGATCGGATGAAAAGCATGCCGAGCTATAAGCCCAGCTATGCAAACACATTCGGCGATTTCTCCCTTGACCCCGGAGATATCTTAAAAATCCAGACGGATGGCGGAGAAGAGCTATTGCCCGTGTTTAGCCAGCAAATGAGCTGGAACGGCTCGGCCAGAACTACGCTGTCTGCCAGCGGCAATAAGTCGCGTGAGGTTTTGCCTAAACAAGAGCGCGACGAATACGGCTATCGACAGGCTGTCGGCGGACAGATGCGCGGATTTGGGCAAAAACAAAAGGCTATGGAAGACCGCCTGTCCTATGCGGAAATCGATATTGACGAGGATAAAGCCCAGATACAGCTTATTACCGGGCGTGTCGATGGGGTGGAAGGACGCATCTCGTCAGCGGAGATCACGCTGAACGGCGCAGACGGGCAGATCGGCCTTGTCGGGCGCGTCGAAACAGCAGAAGGGGATATCAAGTCCGCAGAGGTCAAGATTGACGGCCTGAACAGCGAAATCGAGCTGAAGGCGGACAAGATCGCGCTGGATGGATATGTTACGATGTCCAAATTTAACGCGGAAATTGCGGAAATAAAGATCACCGACAGCTCATACGTGACAACGGCAGCCCTGAATACTAAATCTTTGAGCGCCAACTATGCAGAGATTAGCAGTATCAATATCGGCGGGAAACAGGCGCGCTGGGAAAGCGTGACGGTCGTGACCGGCGTGACCAGAAAAAAACGGTATGCAATGGCTCCGTCAGGCACAACAAGCATGGAATTTTATGAGTGCTCTGGTGTAAGCACTGACACATTCACACTTTTGATGGCATAGGAGGAAACATGAAAATCAACATACTTCTTCGCAACGTGAATGCAGCGCTTGCCCGTGTCCATGTGCTTGGTGCTGACGCTGAATTGCTTGCAGGAGCGATGCAATCAATCAATAATTGTGTTGACGCGATTGAAAAGGCTCAGAAGGAGGAAGAAAATGAAAATCACGACGAGCAAGGGCAAGACGCTTGATGTAAATTGGGCATTTGGCCCGACAAGCGCATCGGGAAGCCTGATGATTGAACTCGCCGATAACCGCCCTCTATCAGAAATCTCCGCGGACTTCGAAGGCAACGGCAAAATCGAAAAGACAGACAAGGCAAAACCCGGCGTAACCGAAGTCTACGAAGGATTTACTGAACTCACAATCATCCAGCGCAACAAAAACGGTAGCGTGTTAGTGAAGCTTGAAAAGCCCGCGTGACACGATAGGAGTGGATTAAATTGAAGATTAGGATTCCGACTAATGAAAACACCCCTAATGCCAGCGTAACTGACGCATGGTTTAACGATGTGCTAGAAGGACGCAAGCCATTCTGTGACATCCCGACGGGGTATAGGCGGCTGGTACGTAATAGAGCCGTAGACGCGGTTAAGGGAAATCAAATGGATGTACAAACCTACATGCGGCTGTTTGCGGGGTGATCTGAGATGTTTAAGATTGACGGATTGAACATCAGCTTGATTTCTGGCGACGACGGCGTTTTGGTCGTCGATATGGTGGATATCAAGCTCCTTGAGGGTGACTACGCAATACTGTCCATCAGGAAAATTTCGCAGTCAGGCAGTCGCGGAGATCTGCTGGCGCAAGCTATTGAAACCGCAGACTTAGAAAACAATCGCTTTCTGTGGTCGTTCCTACACGCGGACACGGTGGAATACCCTGACGGAACCTATAAATGGCAAGTAGAGTTCGTGCTCGCAGACGAGCATCGGATTCTGGAACCCGGAGATTTTAAGGTAGCAAAGGCGGTGAGCCAAGAATGAGCGATGAAAAACGTGTAGCGACGGCTGAGATTCTAAACACTTCTGTCCACGTGTCTGCAAAACTTAATGACCGCTATCAAGGTCCTCCGGGTCCTCCCGGCAAGGACGGAAGTATGCGCTTTGAAGACTTGACCGAGGCCCAAATCGAACAGCTTCGGGGTCCTCAAGGTCTTACTGGTAAAACGCCGCAGATGACGGTACAGGTGGAAACGGGTGAACCGGGAACAGAGGCCAGTGTCATACAGAGCGGTACCGCAGAAGCGCCGGTAATCGCATTGACGATCCCGCGTGGCAGCACAGGCGCAACCCCTCAGATCACGGTGCAGGTCAAGACCGGCGAGCCGGGCACGGCGGCGAGCGTCAAGCAGACCGGCACGGTGGAGGCACCGGTGATCGAGCTGACGATTCCGCGCGGCGACACAGGGAACATCGGGAGCCTGACGATCAACGGCAAGACCCCGGACAGCGCGGGAAAAGTCGAGCTGACAGCAGCGGACGTTGGGGCGCGTGCTGACGACTGGATGCCGACGGCTGCGGATGTTGGAGCGCTCTCCGGCACGGACGCGACGCTAACGCAGGCGGGAGAGGCTGCGGACGCGGAAAAAGTCGGAGAAGAGCTTAATCACCTAAAGAACGATGTTAATGCTAAAGTTAATCAATCTGATGCGCTCACCCTCGAGGAAATCCTTGCAAGCACCGATCTGACGAATAAAGTAGCTGGGGCGGAAGCTGTTAAAACAATTAAGAACGACATTACATCATTGAAACAAGGAGGTTTTTACACCGAAAAAAATAAGGGGAATACAATGCCTGCTGACTATGGTGGTTTTATCCGTATTACCGGTAGCAGTTGGCCGGGAAGTTTTGTTAGCGATACCTACTATTTGGGCGTTGCTTCTGATGGCACAGCATATTCGGGAACACAGATAAATGGCAATAAACAAGTCACTTGGAAGGCTCTATAAGTGGGGTAATGTATGATTAAAATAAAATTTAATGGCGCAGATGAATTCCTGGAAGCAGGTTTTGCGCGCATTAACGATCATGTTATTGAGCTTGACGGTATTGCCGACGCTCCAACAACAGGCTTTACGACGTGGCGCATGGACGGCGTGACCCGGCTCGGCGATTTCAGCGGCTACACGACCGTTTACCGCACCCTTGACAACGCGGTGCAGCTCTCCGACGACGGCAGCGTGTACGTCGAGCCGGAAGTGCCGGAACCGGGAGAACCGAAGCCGACGCAGGAAGAACGCATCAAGACGCTTGAAAACCAGAACGAAACCCTGCTGCAATGCATCCTCGAAATGAGCGAGATTGTGTATGCTTAACATTTTTGGACGGCTCATTATAATGAGCGGAAAGGAAGAAGATATGATGGCTATGTTATGGGCACAGCAGATTATGCTTGGCAAGAAGACCTACGCGCAGGTTCCGCGTCTGCTCAAGGATAAGGTCAGGGAAGTCCTGATCGACAGCGGATGTGAAGACCTCGTGACGGAGTGACGCAAGAAAGGAACAAGATATGGATAACAAGGTTATTGAGATCGTAAGAAGCTACATTGTTGACCATCTGGACAAGTCCGACAAGGCGCCGGAGTTTGATGTGTTCGTGGTTTGGAAGTGCAAGGCGCTCCAGAACTGGAAGTATCTGCTGTCATCCACATTGTTTGACGGCATGTATTACGAGATGACCTATAACGGCGACAAGAAGGAATGGTATCTTGACGCTTATAAGAAGTTTGAGAACAGGTGCATCCCGGATTAAAGGAAGCTACTTTGAGCTTGAGTTAAACGAAGGAGAGAGCGTGATGCGTGACATCATTCTGTCGCTTGATCGTTTTGGCGATCATGCACTGCTGCTTGGCCGTGTCGGCGAAAATCGCGCGACGCGGGTACTGATCGACATAAAAAGCATATTGAGCCAATATCCGGATGCTATTGCATCGATCACGGTCAAGCAGCCTGACCGGGCGGAGTATCCGGCGACGGTGAAGCAAGAGGACGGTATCCTGACGTGGGAGATCACGAGAGCGGACATCGGCGATAAGACCGGAAGAGGGCAAGCCCAAATCACAATCCAAGACGCGGATGGCACGGTCGTCAAGACCGCGATTGCCTGTACGCGAATCGGCGAGTCTCTTGGCAACGCAACCGCCCCTGCACCTGATCCGGTTGAGACATGGATCGATAAAGCAACTGGCACGCTGGCTGACGTTGAGCGGGCGGGGAACGCCGCGCAAGCAGTCGCAAATGAAGTACAGCGGCGGTTGGACAACGGCGACTTTGTAGGGCCGCAAGGCCCGCAGGGCGACAAAGGCGAGCCGGGGCGCGACGGCGCGAAGGGCGACAAGGGCGACCCCGGCAGGGATGGAAGCCCGGGCGCGACGGGCGCAACGCCAAGGTTTACCGTCACGGCTGTGACGGGCGAGGCCGGGACGGCGGCGAGCGTTACGCAGAGCGGCACGGCGGAAAACCCGATGGTGGAATTTACGATTCCGCAGGGGGTGAAGGGCGACCCGGGCGCGACGGGCGAGAAAGGCGAAAAGGGCGACCCGGGAAAAGACGCGCCGCAGGAAGCTGTGCTGTATACGGCGCAGACGCTTGATGATGCGCAAAAGGCGCAGGCAAGGGAGAACATCGGCGCGGTAGATGCAGCCCGGCAGAACATCCTTGTGGGCACGGAAACGGGCAACCCGATTGCCCTTGATGATGCCTTTGCCGCGCCGCTGCGCGGTCTGACCGTGTACGGCAAGAGCACGCAGGACGGCACGCCAACGCCGGATGCCCCTGTGCCTATCGTGAGCGCTGGTGACAGCGGGAGCGTTGCGGTGAAGGTGACAGGAGCAAACATGCTAGATGGCACTAAACCCGGTGTGCAATCTACCGTATACGGAATAACTTACACTGTAGATGAAAATGGTGTTTTAATTACTGGTACGGCTACCAACGATTTTACAATACTCCTACACGATGATAATAAATACCGTTTAACTCGTGGTATTTACTACTTAACGACTAGTGGACTAAGCCCTTCTGTTGTGCTCAACTTCTATTACGTCGGGAAATTTTCCTCTGATGTGCAAAACCGTCAAGTAACGCTTACCAGAGACTCGGAGTTTTCACTCCGTCTACAAATCATAAAAGGTGCAACATTAAATACCACTGTTCAAGTGTCTTTAACGAGAAATAAAATCACCACTTATGCACCCTACAGCGAACAGCTCCTTACACTCCTCACACCCAATGGCTTGCCTGGCATCACTGTCACCTCTGGTGGCAACTACACTGACCAAAACGGCCAGCAGTGGGTGTGCGACGAGGTGGACTTGGAAAGAGGGGTGAAGGTGCAGAGGGTTGATAAAACGGCTTTCGACACCACAAAAACGTTGGCTGAACAAAATGCAATTCTCGCCACCCCAATTGAGACTCCGCTCACCCCTGCTGAAATTGCCGCTTACAAAGCCCTCACCGCTTACGCGCCCGACACCGTGGTGCAAGCGAGCGACGGCGCGGGGCTGAAACTGGACTATCAAAGAGACGTAAACATCGTGATCAAAAATCTTGAGGACGCGGTTGCGTCTATGACTGCTACTTAAAGGAGGCATGTATATGGCTATCAAAAGTAAAGCCCGGCACGACCTGACCCTGCGCTCCATCAAGCGTGAGATCACCGCCGGACGCGACGTGGCGTACTGGCTGGACAAGGCATACACCCATCTGGACAGCGGCCTGCTGACGGAGGACGACATTGCGGAGGTCGAAGCCCTTGCGCAGGCATATTATGATGCGCTGGACGCGGCAGAAAGAGAAGAGGCTGACGACGGCCTTACAATCGTCTAAGGAGGCAAAACCATGATTATTCTTGGCATCATCGTCGGCGGCGCGATCATCTTCGCGGCCGGCTGTCTGGTTGGCCGCTTCATCCGCGCGGGAGGTGCGTGGGACGAATGAAAAGCAAAAAAGAATATGAAATGCAAAGAAAACGGGCGAGAAAATGGGCCGTCTGGTACCTTGGTTATGCAGGCATTGAACCGACAGAAGAGAACATCCGAAAGTATGCTTTAGCCCGCAGACGGACGCTGAAACAGTTTCATCGGCTGCGAGGGCATTTGCTCGGATAAAAAAACGGAAAGGAGGAAAAGCCAATGATTGAAACAAGCGAGGCCATCCGCACGGCGCGGGCGCTGATCGGAACGCCTTACAGCGAGCTGGACTGTATCAACCTCATCAAGAAGGTCATCCGCACCTGCGCGGGCGGCGACAAGCGCTACACGACGGCGGGGACGAACGAGCTTTGGAACAGCTTTGACAGTGCGCCGAAGTATCGCCATTTGATCTGGCGGCAGGCGGGCATTTCCGGCGCAAAGCCGGGGATGCTGGCGTTCATGGGCGTGGGCACGGGCGACGTGAGCCACACCGGGCTGGTGACGGAGCGGGGCACGGTCATTCACAGCAGCAAGAGCCGGGGCGGTGTGGTCGAAACCGCGCTGACGGCGAAGGCGGGGTGGAACGGACTGGGAGCGCATCGGAGGATCGGTGTGAACTATTCGGAGGGAGGAAAGGCGGAAGTGAGCGAAGCGGAAAAGATTTTTGGCAACGCAGCGGTGAACATCACCAGCGGATACCTCAACATCCGCGAGGGCGCAAGCACGCAATCAAAGATCATCGCCAAAGCCGAAAATAGCGCACGGGTGAACATCATCCGCGAGGCGGGCGGCACGGGCTGGGTCTTCGGCATGTTGAAAAACGGCGATACCGGGTACATGTCCAGAGAGTATCTGGTCGAGGATGCGCCGGGCACAGATGCCGCGGAGGATGGCGGCGGTGAAGAGATCGCCAGCACTACGACGCTGACCGACGGCAATGGCGCGTACGTGACGCTGGTCGGGCGGTGGAAGGTTACAAATGACTGATGAGGTGACGGATAGGTGGACTTGACGACATGGCTTCCGGCGGTTGCAAGCGCGGTCGGCAGCCTTGCAGGCGTGCTTGCATCCAACAAGCTGATGCAATATCGCATCCAGCAGCTTGAGACCAAGGTCAACAAGCACAACAGTATCGTCGAGAGGACGTACAAGCTTGAGGGCGAGGTCAAAGAGCTGCAACACGACATTCGGGATCTGAAAGGAGATATTAAGGCATGAGGATTAACTGGTTGGTACGCTTTCGCAACAAGACGTTTCTGGCGTCGTTTCTGGCGCTGGTGATCGCGTTTGTTTATAATCTGCTGGCACTGTTTGGCGTAACGCCTTCCGTGCAGCAGGACGCGCTTTTGACCGCTGTCAACGCGATTCTGACGGTGCTGGGCATGATCGGCGTGATTGCCGACCCGACGACCAAGGGCATCAGCGATAGCGCGCAGGCGATGACCTACGACAAGCCCAAGGAGGGATAAAGGAGGCGGTTTCCCGTGCGCCTTGATTTTGATAGGCGCACGAAAGAAGAAATCGCCCGCCGCTGCGGCTTTGATGAGCACGTTCGGCTGGGGCAGGTCTTTGACCTGCTCTGGCGTGGTTACAGCATTGTGCAGATCAGCATGACGCTGGGCATGTCTCCGGCGACCGTCAGCCGTAGCATCCGCGAAATTAAAAAACGAATGTCTGCATCTATATATACGGATGATAATACCCCGGCCTGATGGCCGGGGCTTTTTTATTTGAAAAAAATCAAAAATGTTTCATAAATCGCTTGACAAATAAAACATAATGGTTTATAATATGACCATAAGAACAAGGAAAACAGCCCGACAGGAGGAAAAAACCATGAAGAAACTTAAAATGAAAGATGTCATCACCCGCGAAGGGTATGAGTGCCTGACCGCCGAGGAGCGCCGCGCGCAGCTCAAGGTTGAGCAAGCTAAGGAGTGCAGCGGACTGCGCCGCTACCCCGGCACGTGCTCCGCGGTGCTTGATCGCATCCCTGCGGAGTGGTGGAGCAAGTACAGTGCCGAGCACATCGGCGAGGTGATGCGGATGCTGAAAGCCGCCTATGATGACGGTCGGCAGTACCCAAGCCCGGACGAGTGGCAGCGCCGGGATTAAAAAAAGAAAAGCGGAAGATCACTCTTCCGCTTTCCCACTTTGTAGCATCCACGCTACTAAACAATTCAATATTTCAACCCCACACGGGAGCGACGCCCCCGCGACACCATCATTATAAGACGATCAATCATATTTGTCAAGGAGTGGAAAAGCATGAACATTAAAGAGTTGCGCGCCCTGCGCGGCCTGAGTCAGAAAGAGCTTGCGGACAAGCTTGGTATATCGGCTCAGAATCTTAACAACTACGAGAGCGGCCAGCGCAACCCCGGAAACAAGATTCTGCCTGCACTGGCGGATGCGCTGGGCGTATCGAAGGCTTATCTGCGCGGCGACGCGCAGAAGCTTGCGGTCTATGATTGGGAGACGTCCGAGACGACGGCTCTGCCCATCGTGTCCGAGACCGTGATTGACGATTACGGCATACTTTACCTCGTCGAGCATCCAGACGTTGGTATTATGGCGGTAATCCTGTCTGATGGTGTGCAATTCACCCTTGCGAGATGGGATGATTATCCGCCGATGACCGTCGACGAGATCGGCGGCATGAGCTGGGTAGATTCGCGCGGTAACGACGCGATAATGTATAGGGGCTTACCGCGCATCCTCGTTGGCAGCGAGTTCGGATGGAGGTGAGCGGATGAGCGATGTTCTGTCGCCCCGAATTTGTCCGATTTGCGGCTTGCCCGTGCCGAAGGGGCGGATGATCTATTGTAGCGAAAACTGCATGAACAAGGCGGAGCGGCGCAAAGATTATAGCCGCAAGGGGCAAAAAGACCGACACCCGCCGTTCAGACTGCTGACCTGTCCCGTTTGTGGCAAAGTCAGCGAACGCCCGATAAAGTCAAAGCTTTGCGAGACATGTCAGCGCGAAAAGGATAAGGCGGACAATGCCGCGTATCGCGCTCGGGCAAAAGCAGGCACATCCAGGCATTTGGGTGACTCGTATCCGTGCCTGGCATGCGGAGAGCTTTACACCCTGACCAGCGGAAAGCAGCGCTACTGCCCGCGCTGTGCTGCCGCCGAAACAACAAAAAATATTCGAGCGTGTAGCCGAGCTTATAACGCAAAAAAACGTGAAGAAGACCCAAGCTATTTTATAAACCTCAACAAAGCTCGTCCCCCAAAGGATACTATACGGGTCTGTCCTGTCTGTGGAAACTCTTTTGCTGCGTCTTTTCATCACCGTATTTATTGTAGCGACGAATGCCGACGAAAGAAAAAATCTGAAAGTCAGAAATGATAAAAACCCGATATAAATCTGACGTGCATCTGATAGGTGCGCGTCCTTTTTTTATGCAAAAATGGGGGTATGAAGGAGGTGTGCATCGTGGCCAACTACCCGAATTACAATCCGTATTTGGCGCAACAGTGGTACGGTCAAACGCCTGTGCAGCCTGGCATACAACAGGCTCAAATGCCGGTTCAGCCGGCACCCGTTCAGCAAGCCCCTGTACAGCAATCCGTACCGTCGTATGCTATGCGAGCGGTAAGCGACGTTAGTGAGATGTACGGAATGCAAGTCGATTTCAACGGAACGCCGATCTTCGGATGGGATATGGCGCATGGCGTGATCTATCGCCGCCAATTTAACCTAAACACGGGTAAAGCTGATTTAGCTGTATATCGGCTTGAGAACGCGAAGCCTGAGCAGCAAGAGTATGTGACGGTCTCTCAGTTTAACCGATTTGTGAACGACATGAATGAAAGGTTGAAGGCATATGACGAACCCACTGAATTTGTTAATGACCACAACCCCTCTGGGGCAAATGGCTCGCGCAATGCAAGGCGGGGGAAACCCGATGCAGATCGTCAGCCAGATGGCGCAGTCTAACCCGCAAATGCGACTTGGCCTTGACATTATGATGAGGCAAGGGCCGCAGGGAATTGAGAAGTATGCGCGCAATATGTGCCGGGAACGCGGAATTAACCCGGAAGACCTCATTAGGCAAATGGGGCTTAGATGATGCGAACGGGAGCGGACGGCCCGTTTAGCAAATAAAGAAGGGAGAAAAATCTATGAGTGACGATTTTATGACCGGGTACGTTGCCGGTCAGAATGAGGGTAACAATAACAACGGCTGTATGGACGGCTGGGGTGGCAACTCTTGGATTTGGATCATCGTTGTGTTTGCCCTGCTGTTTGGCTGGGGCGGTAACGGCTTTGGTCGGGGCGGCTTTGGCGGCGGAAGCGGCGCTGCTTCTGTGGAAGGTTTCAACCTTGCGACCGACTTTGCGACGCTTGAACGCAAAATGGACGGCATTAACAGTGGTCTGTGCAACTTGGGCTATAACCAGTTGGATCAGGTCAACGGTGTAAACAGCAACTTGGCCGCTGGTTTTGCCAGCGTAAACAACGCTGTGTGTACGCTTGGCTACCAGAATGCGCAGTTGATTAACGGGTTGGAGAACGCCGTCCAGAACAGCACTTGGCAGCTCTCCAACGGACAGACCGCGCTCGCTAACCAGCTCGCGAATTGCTGCTGCGAGAACCGGCAGATGATCGCTGACGTGAAGTATACGATGGCAACCGATACTTGCGCTACCCAGCGCGCTATCGCCGATGCCGCGCGGAACATCACGGACAATCAGTCGGCGGGCACCCGCGCTATCCTCGATGCGCTGACGCAGAACCGCGTAGAAGCGCTACAGGATAAGATTGCCACGCTGACCGCGCAGAACAGCGATCTGAAATTCGCGGCCTCTCAGCAGGCGCAGAACGCCTACATCACCGCTTCTCAGGCGGCGCAGACGCAGGCGATCATCGACAAACTCAGCCCGTGCCCGTATCCGGCCTACATCGTTCCCAACCCGAACGTTTGCACGCCGACGGGCAACAGCTGCGGTTGTGCCTGATTGATTTTCGGAAGGGTCTCGGGAAGCTGAGACCCTTCCTGAGTAAGGAGGACTTATTATGGCATGTAAACCGATTTGCAGCGTATGCCCTCGGTTTGTGATCAGCCAGGCCGTGACATATGCTAACGGCGTGCTGACGGTCAATATTCCGGCGGGCAGTTATGAGAACGGCGAGAAGTATTGTCTTGTCATCGCACAAGCGATACCCGACGCGACTATCATCAACGCGCCCGTCGTCATTACCATCGGGACAGGCACGGCTACCTATCCGCTGACGAAGCGTAACTGCGCACAGGTAACGGCGGCCATGATCCGTACCCGCACGAAGTACAGCACAAGAGTTGTTACGACCTCGACAGGTGGAGCGTTCCGGCTAATGGGCGACCCGTGCTGTGCACCGAATAACGCCTTGAGCGCTATTAACGGCACCGCTCCCGTGCAGGCGTGAGGAGGTGAAGGCAATGAAAAGTAAAACACTCCAGATGGCTATGATGCGCAGAGAGCCGAAGAATGACATGCCCGAAAGGTACCCTCGCCGTGATCGGAATGATGACCGCGAAGACTACGGGCGTTATCGCGATTACGACGATTATGACCGTCGCCCCTATACGGACTATGACCGTCGTCACTATGAAGACTACGGCCGGCATAGCGAGTATTACGGCGGCTACACTGACCGGGATCGAAAGAGCAGACGGTACGAAGACAACGACCAGCCTTTTACAGAGCAGACTGCCGAGGAATGGGTTGCCAGCATGGTGAACGAAGACCCGGCAGTAGGCAGGGGTGGTAAATGGAAGCCCGATGACGTGAGGCCGTTTGCCAAGAAATACGGCATTCAGACCACAGGCAAGCAATTTGCCGAGTTTTACGCCATGATGAACGCTATGTACTCGGATTACTCCGAAGTGGCAAAGCGTTACGGCGTAACCGATCCGGGCTTCTTTGCGGAGATGGCTAAGGCATTTATCCACGATAAGGACGCGAACCCGGACAAGGTTCAGGCGTACTACGAGTACATTGTGAAGCACAACTGAATAAAAATTCAAGGGCATTGCATACGCGCAATGCCCTTTTCCCGGCAACCTTTTGGCAACCTTCGGCAACTTTTTGGCAACTAAAACAGGATTCAGAAGATTACACTCTATGACGCTTTTTCTAGGTATTACAAGGAAAAACCGCACAACGCTGTAACAGGGTGTAATCTTGTTCATATTTCGATTGGACAAACATCCGCACCGCATTTTTTCTAGCTATTACTAGAAAATCAGCTTGAACTTTGCGGAATCTGGCAACCTTTCGGCAACCTCGTTTTTAATCGCGTCGCTAAGGAGCGTCGGATTCCAGCCGTCATTATGCATGAGATGCGTATAAATACCCAGCGTCGTTTGATACTCGGAATGACCTACAATGTTCATCGTGACCTCCGGGCGCAAGCCTGCCATGACGCAGGACGTTATATAGTGGTGGCGTAGCCAGTGCGGCGTAATATCGACATCCATGTGCGTTCGAAACCCGTCTTTCGGCGTGTTATCCGCGCGCTTCCGGGCATAGCCGCATTCAAGCATCATCGCGTTCCATCGCGTGATGGCACTGGGGGCGCTTACAGGCGCGCTGGCATTGGACAGCACATAATGGTCAGGCAGGCCGCGCACGGCGCGCAGAACGGCCATGAGCGCGTCAGGAACGGGCACAACACGGTCGGCGGCCTTATTCTTCTGGTGCGCAAGCCGATCAGGCGAATCCTTTGGCAGCGTCGCATCCAGCGCCCGACAAATGCGGATTGTCTTCTTCTCCCAGTTGATGTCCTTCCACTTCAAGCCCAGCACCTCGCCCCTCCGGCAGCCGGTGTAATAGAGCAGATAGATCAGCAGGCCGTATTCCGAGGCTTCCGCTTCTTTCAGGATCGCGCGCTCCTGATCCTGCGTCAGATAGTCTCTCGACTTGGCCGCGGACGTGGAGGGCTTAGACAGCAGAATAGAGGGATCGCGGAGGATAATACCTTCGGCGATTGCGTATTGACAGGTCTGTTTCAGTGCGGAATAGGCTACGGTAACTGTAGACGCAGAGAAGCCCGCGAGCTTGTCAAGGCAGGTTTGGAGGTCTTGGCGTGTGACGGCGCTGGTCAGCTTACGATCTGAGAAGCAGGGCAGAACGTGGCAGTTGATCGTCGAGCGCCAGCCGTTGAGCGTCGAGTTGCGCTTGATCTTGGGCTTTTTGACCACGGTGAACCACTCGATGATCATATCGACAAACGGCTTATCCTGCACCTTAACGCCGTGGACGTACTCATCCAGTACGTCCTTTTTCTTTTGCTCGAGCTCCCGGCGGGTCTTCGCGCTGATGTAAACGGGCTTGTCAATGCCGGGGACAGTGACCTTCGCGCGATACCGCTTATCGGTCTTTTCAGACATCTTTTTCTTCTCGGGCATACGCTCAATCCTCCTTAAAATCGCACCCCAAACCGACGTGACGAAGCGCGCTGGTGTAGGGAGTGTAGGCATTTGCACAAACTTTTTACGGGTGTAGGGAGTGTAGGCATTTGCACAAACTTTTTACGGGTGTAGGCGGTGTAGGGTCTGCACGAAACTTTTACGCGGTGGAAATCGTCGATTTTAGCCTCTGGTGTAGGGTGGTGTAGGGTTTACATAATTAATCTCTACACCCGCGCCCCCACGCGCACCTTAGAGTATTATAGTGTAAACCCTACACACCCTACACCAACCAATCAAAGCGGTAGGATTTAAGGGCCAGGCCGATTGCTATATGTCATAACAATCCGGGGTGTTTGGCGATTTTTATATTTTCATACGGGTTTGTGAATGTCTTTGTCGAAGCGCGCATATTCGGCTCGTTTAGCGGTATACTTGGACAAAGAAGCGATGGCTTTGATATTCGCCCTGTAGCGCGTTCTACGGGCGCGGATGTCAAAGGCATCCACCGATTCGATTCAAGCGGCGTATGGCCGCATAGAACCCGTCGAAAGGAGCGATTAGGATGACACACGAGGATCAAACTTGGCTGGATGAACTTATCAGGCGTACCCGGCACGGCGTGAAAGTATCACTCTGGATCGTCGAACATAGTGGACAGCAGCTTGAACGCAGACTCAATGACCGTTCGCTCCTGAACGGTCAGCGGCCGTCCGCCTGTCCGCTCGTCGATGACCCGCATGAGTGCGGCCTTGACCGACTCGAATGAATCAAGCGCCTCCGCTTTACTCGAAGCGGGGGCTTCTTGCTGTTCAGCATCGGGACTTTCTTCCGAAGTGCTTGGATCGCCGGCTTCCGCGTCATCCCACCCAATCAGGTAGCTCGGTGTGACATTAAGAGCCTTGGCAATGACTTCAAGTCGGTTAAGCGGAATCTTCGGCGTAAAACCCGAAGCATATCTGTAAAGGCTAGATTTAGAGATTCCTGTCAACGCGGACAGCTCGCCGTAAGAAAGATTAGCTCGTTCCATGGCGTTTCTAATTTTATCCGAGATCAGTTCGAACTCACCCATAATTTTCTCCTTTCAAGAAGTGTCGTAAACTGTACTAAAGTGCCCATCTGGTGCTTATATATTAGCACGGTCGTGTCGGATTTGCAACCCTTAAACATGGTTTTTCGAAAAATCGTTTCAAAAATGGTTGACAAGCCCTGAAACCTGTGCTATGATGTGAACCGTTCCAGAAATGAATCGAAAGGAGGTGGCCGTATGGTAGATTCCATTGGAATTAAGGTGAAAATGCTTGAGCACGGGTTTACGCAGAGGTCGTTGGCAACCGTGCTCGGCATGAATACGAATACGCTGAACTCCAAGATAAATAATAAGACTTCATTCACTGTTGAAGAAGCGTCAAAGCTGTGTGAGCTGCTACATATCTCAGCCGCGCCGGAAAAGTGTGCCCTTTTTTTTGCCGAAGACGTTTCATAAATGGGACGGCAGACTTTAGCGGGAGCGCAATGCTCTTGGAGTCGGAAAAACGGCACAAAAAAAGACCGCCCGGCGCAAGACTTCACCGGGCGGAGACACAAGACTGGGGGTCTCTATGGATAAAGTATACCACGAAACTCACGATTTAGTCAAGACCTTTCAAAACGAGCGGTTTGGCGCCGTTCGCGTGGTCGAATGTAATGGCGAACCTTGGTTCGTCGCGTCGGATGTGTGCAGGGCGTTGAGTATCATCAATTCCCGAGACGCAATAGCAAGGCTGGATGACGACGAAAAAGCTGACGTCGGTTTAACCGACATCAGCTCCAATGGCGTCACTCAGAGCCGAAACATGAGCATCGTCAACGAACCCGGCCTGTACACGCTCGTCCTCGGCAGCCGCAAGCCCGAAGCGAAAGCGTTCAAGCGCTGGATCACGCATGAGGTCATCCCGAGCATCCGCAAGACCGGGAGCTACAGTGTCCCGCAAGCGGAGACAGCGGCAGACGTTCGGGCAAAGGCGATGCTGTTAAACGCGAAGTCGCGGATGCTGGCTACGGCGAGCAAGGCGGTATCGAACTTCAACCTGTCACCGGTCGCGCTGGAAACGCTGGGCATCACGATGATCGAGGAATACGCCGGGGTGAAGACCGGGTACAGGCCGCCGGTCGAGAAGACGTATACGGCGACGGAGCTGGGGCAGATGTTCGGCGTATCGACCAACATGATCGGCAGGATCGCCAAAGAGCACAGCCTGAAAACGGAGCAATACGGAATCACGGTGCTGGATAGAGGCCGGAACTCCGATAAGCAGGTTCCGTGCTTCCGTTATAACGAAGCCGGGAAACAGCGCATTGCGGAACTGATTGAGGGCATGGAATAAAAAGAGCCGCTCTGCGTTGCAGCACGGAACGGCACAGAAAGGATGAAATATAAGCCATGAAAGCCTATAAGGGGTTCAACAAGGACATGACCTGCACGCCGAAAGGCAAGTCGTTCCAGTACAAGGAAGGAGAAACCTATCACGAGGATGAGGCGGTTTTGTGTGAGAAGGGGTTCCACGCCTGCGAAAGGCCGCTGGATGTTTTTGGCTATTATGCCCCCGGAACTTCCGTTTACCACGAGGTTGATCTTGAAGACGTAAGCGCCGAACGCAAAGAAGATACGAAGTTTTGCGGAAAGACGATCAAGATCGGCGCAAAGATGGATATTACAGGGCTGGTCAAGGCACAATTTGATTATGTCAAATCGCACACGACAACAGAAGACACCGACCCGAAAAAGGCGAACGCTGGCGACTACGGCGCGGCGAACGCTGGCAACTGCGGTGCGGCGAACG